GGCGCGGCACTAGTAGACAACAATAAATTAGTAATCAAATTACTTTCATTCCATTTGTTAGGTTGCATTGAGCATTTTATACTAACCTGTTCTTCATTTATTAAAGTAATCGTAGCTAAATACTCCGTTTGTTTTAAAAATAATAAATCAAATTCTCTTTCTTTTCTCGTCTTAATACGGTCCTATCGAGTAGTTCCAGTATAGTTTATTCTTTTTAAATAAACATCATCAAAATAACTCATTGAACATCAATCCTATCAAAAAGATTCATACACTCAAAAATTGTTTTTCTATAGTATTTAAATGATAAATAACGACAAGTAGATAATTTACTATATAAAGTATAATAATCTATTGTTTTGCTACTATCATTATATCCCATTAATTCAATCAAAATTGAATCTAAATATTTCTCCCATTCTCCACCTTTTTCTCTTTCGCAAAGAAGCCCATAGAGCTACTTTTTCATTTTATCTCTATAGGCTTCCTAAACATACATTAAATTATTCATTACTTTCTCCGTTTGCCCCCACCAGCCAAACGACCATAATTAAATGGTTTTTTTGATGGAGAGCGATAATAAATTGCTTCCATTTCTTTAGCTTCTGTAGCAATCTAATCTTTAAGTTTAATAAACTAATTTAATAAATGGGCTTGAGAGAAATCTTTTTCGTCATATTGAGTTTTTATATTTTCCCAGGTATCAATGGAGCGGCGAATCCACTATTGTTTCATATATGTTGCTAAAATAGCAACTTCATCATTTGACATCTTGGGATCAACAAATGTTTGAGTTATTTCATCTATCAATAGACTACAGCGAGGAAATTTAAAATATGGAATTGCCTGGTCTAAAAAACTACGCCAATCTTTTGTCATCCATTCTAAATCTTCTTGAGTTAAATTATACTCTGACCAATCATCATCATTGACTCGACTCAAGAAAGCATCATACATTTGCTGTAAAGTAATCATTTATATCACCAATTATACTCTTCTACCTTCTGCACGTCTTAATTCAGCAGCTCTTTTCTCTGCAGCTTTTTCAGCCGCAATATCCTCTGCTCTACTAATTGCAGCAAGAATATCTCGTCCAGTAACTTCCTTCAAAACAGAGCATTTTCCAGTATCGACAATTTTCTTCTCAATCGCAAAATCAATTAAATTGTCAATCTATGCATCAGGCAATTTAGCGATTTCTTGTTTAAAAACTGACATAGGTTTTTCCTTTAATAGGCTAGTCATTTGCGCCGGTGTTAATGCTATAATATTAGTAGGCTTTGTTGCTTCCATAGGCTCTAAGCCTAAATCCTACTTATCTTTCATGTTTTCTATATATAATAGCCCCTGTCTAAACATATTTGCAACACCATCTTGATATAATAATTGCTGTAATACGTCGAAATTAATCGGCACTGTTTGGCCTCTTTTCTACCAGCGGCGCTTAATTCCGAAAGAGGGGTCTGTAATACCTAATTGTGCATCTACCATGCTTTTAACCAATACCATTCTATTTTCCATTATTTTTCCTCCTTTTAACTCAAAAACGGCGAGTGAGCCAACCTCACTCACCGTTTTCATGGTTTTCTTTATTCTATTAATTAACCGTTATAAGTTCCGTCTGCCTAACCAGTTGCTGTTGTAGTAGTAAGATCAAGCTCATACTTGGTAGGATACTTCTCTGGATCTGCTAAATCCATATTAACATATACGCACCAGTTGTAATTTGTAAGAATTGCTACACCTACTCTTTGATATACTTCAATCTCAAAACTACGATCTCTGTGCTGCCAGTCATCAAGCTAAGTATTACCCTCAAATACAACCTTTACAGGCTTAGTATCACCGGCTGGGAAAATGTAAGCTGTAGACGGATTAGCGATAGTAACTTCATTTGTTTCATCAGTATAAGACTGAGGAATCTCAACAATTGGGTTACCACGGAAAGTCTTAATTCTACCCGTATTGGCAATCTCTTCAATATTACGTGGATTGTAAAGAGGAGTTGCATATCCGCCGTATGCTCCAGCAGCAGTAATATTAGCTGTTGGGTTACCATACATAGGAAGACCAATTGCATCAGGACCCATTGCAGCAACGAACTCCGGAGTAGCATAAATTACAACAGAGCCATTAGAGCTATAAGAAGAAGCTACTGCACAAAGTTGAGCCATAGCATCTGAGTCGAAGCCGGCACCGATATATCTATTTTTAGCAGGTCTGTTATCTGCATTTACTGCAGCAAGAAGAGCCTTCTAAATTTCTCCATAAACAGCTTCCTGAAGACCTTCCAAAAGAATTTCAGTAGACTCGGCAATATCTTCATCACCACAAAGATAACGCTCAAAATCAATATAGGCAGCACCACCAATTGCGCGTCCACCAAGTTCAAAAGTATTCTTATCAAGTCTAAAGCTTTCATAAACACCAGAAAGAGCAACTGCTGTAATAAACTGTTTAGCACGTCTACGTCCAGTATTAACAACGAAAGAAGCCTTCTAATTGAGAGGAACCGTCTTTACTTCTGCGAAAGAACCAATAAAACTCTCTACCTGCTTAGGTAGAATTTCTGTGTATGCTTCCTGCATAATTTCAAAAAGATCATACTTATTACGTCTGTATGAGTTATAGTCATAAGCAATCTTATGAATTTCATCTCTAAGTGTGTCTTTTACATCTTTATTTGAAAAATTAGTAGGATCAGGAGTAGTTCCATAGAAAGAGTGAACAACCAAATCCTTAATTGCTTTAATATCAGCCATTCTATTCAACCTCCTTTTCCTTAATTAGTTGCAGGCTTATTAACGAATTTAAGTTTAAATGATAAAGTAGTATCAGCATTTGTATAAGCTTCTGTTACAATAGCATAAATACCACCAATTGCATCTGCAGGGTCTGCTCCAATAACGAGCTTACCTCTGTTAACAATGTTTCCACCTGCATAATCAGCATCGTCAAGAAGAACTGCGTAAAGAGGGGCAAGATTTGCGCCTGCCTGTGAGCCTCTTCCTGTTTCTGCGTTTCTTACGGCTGCAAGATATGTCTTAACTGCATCATAAAAGTACTTAGAGTCTGCTTTATCATCTGCTGTAGCTCCTGCTGGCCAGAAACTTGCATTTTTTGTCATTGCATCGTCCCAGCATACGCTATTTGTGCAAATTCTCATTCCAGGCTCTACAAAACCAATTCTAGGTAGATATTCTCCTGCTACCATACAGAAATTTCTACGACCAGGAGTAAACTGATTATAAATCTTTTCTGTTGAATAATTAATACCTGCTACATATCCCCAATCAGCAAGCTTCTTAGAAGGAAGGCAAGCCAACTTTCTTTCTTTATCACACATTAAAAATGCGCCATTTTCTGCAACAATCTTTCCGGTTGCTGCTTCAGAAGGAAGTACTGGGAAGTGAGAAGCAAACTACTTAGGGTCAAGTTCACATTGAGCTTCTACCATACCCGCACGAGTAAACCATACTTGAGATGGCTCAATCTGACCATAACCTTTACAATCAAATTCATGAAGTGCCATTACTTATTACCTCCATTTTTTCTTTTATTTAATAATCCAAGAACACCAGTTACACTATCTCTACTAGTTGCATTATTGTTTTTATAGAAAAATTCTGGCTCTTGTTTTCTATTTTCAAAAATGCTAGGATCATTTTCTACTGCAGCAGTACATACATTTTTCTTAAAATCTTCTACAGAAAAATCTGCCATTGTTTTTGTAAAATTATCAATATCTGCTTCAGTGAGATAATCCTCATATTTAGTAAGAATAGCTTTTTTCTGGTCAGTTTCAATATTCTTTTTAAACTCGGCCAATTCTGTGTTCTCATTAGTAATGTCGCTAATTTTATTATTTAATTCAACTTTTTCAGCTTCTAATACCTCAATTCTTGAATTAAAATCTGCAATAACGTTCTCTTTTTCCGTAATTGTAGCTTCAAGAGTTTCTTTGGTTGTATTAAATTCTGTTGCTGCTGTTTCAAGAGTAGTAATCTTCTCATTTAAAGCAGTTTTTTCATTTTCAAACTCTGCCGCTGCAGTCTCAAGAGTTGTAACTTTTTCTGTCACTTCAGTATAAGCGGTATTAGCAGCTTCAAAAGAGCCATTACCTACTGCCTTCATAGCTTCAAGTGCAGTATACTCTGCTTCAGTAACATCAGTAATCTTAACCGGAATAATTTCACCTAAAGTTACATTATCGCCATCTTTTGTATAATATGCTCTTGTAAAACCGTCTTTTCCACGACATAAAGCATAATCATCATAAACGTCGCAAATAAAAACATTAAGTTCCCAATTGCCTTCTTCATTGAAGTTTGGATTTAAAAGGTCAAATAAAATTTCTGCCTTTTCATTATCAGATAGCCTGAATAGTGATTTATCCATTCTTTTTTCCTCCTCCTATTTCTTAGTAAAGTTATTTGCATAAGTTATCATTATCTCAACAAGTTGTTCATCTGTTAATTTAGAATAAAATGCACTCCCCTCAAAACAAGGCTCTACATCTTCTCCTAAAGTCTATAACCCAACAAGGCTACCTTTGATGAAATAATAATAAGGTTTGCCATCTTCTTCACTTAGTCTCCACTCACCCTTTAAAGTTTTCCGAAAAATTTCCATGGACTATGGTTTATTCGGAATCAATGTTGCTTCACGATAAATACCAGTAAATAGAAGAACATCACAACTTGCGTATTTTCTAATAACACCATCTTCATCTTCATGTTCCTCCCAAGCGAAATTGGGATTTTCTGGAACAATTCCATAAATTCGTCCATCAGAATTATCTTCGCCATGATCTTCAAAATCTACAGAATCTTTATCGAAGATCCCTTTTACCGGAGTATAGGGCAAAGAATCTATGAGCTATTGTGCAAAATTCTCTGATATAAAAGTACGATTTCTATTCATACCTTTATAAAAAATTCGGACACGACATTTAGATAATACATCTGAAAATTTTTCAATATTACCATATAAAGTAACATCCAAAGTGTGTGGTGGTTCTGAGAAGTCATAATGATTTAAGTTTACACTCATTATTCATCTTCCTCCTCTTTATTATTACTCTATGTCTCCGTTTTATCGGTTGAAGTTTTTGAATCTCCATCTGGAGTTTCTGGCTCTGAAATATCTCCAATAGGCTCTCCTTGTGCTTTACCCGATTGAGTATATGAAGACTATAGAGGTTTAAGAACAACATCTAAATCTAACAAATCATTTTCTAATGATTTTAATGCTGTTAAATCGGTCTAATCCAATCCAGTTGATAAAATTGGCGGTAAGAAGCCATATCCAAATGATGCTAATTCTCTGACTCGTGAAGTATATTCATCACTGTTATAATAACTTAGTGGTAATATAATTAATTTAAATTTAACTTTCTTATTCTCAAATTTATAATTAAGCAAAACTGTAAAAAAGTGAGCAAATCTCTGGCCTAATATCATAACCATAGCTAAATCATTATTAACAGAATATTTTAATCCAGCTTCTGTAGTAGCAAAGAATAACTCTTTTGAGAGACCAGCACTTGAATAAATTAAATTCTACACGTCTGTAATTTCAGTTTTTTCATCATCAGTTGCACTCATGTCCAATAAAGAAACTTTGTTATAAGTTGTTAAAACGTCTACGTCATCATTATTGGCCATCATTTCTAATGCGCCCTCATGCATTTGCTCTGCCTCTGCCGGCTCAAAAACTAATTTCATTCCATCTAATGGAACTTGCTATACCAAAATACGCTTTAGTGCCTATAAATTTCTGTCCTTATCTATGTCTTTATAATCTTCTAAATCATCTAATAAAGGAATTAGGTCCAAGAAAAAAGGTCTTTCTTCAAAATAACAGAAATAAATTCCCGCTTCAGGAGGAAGAAAAATCCATTTATCCCCATCGTGATACTTATATTTTTTGTATGCTTTCATAATATAGCGGGGATACGTATTAAGAATTTCATCTCTTAATTTTTCATCTCTAATATTATCAAAAAAAGCCATACTAAACTCAACTATATCTACGTCCTAAGCATTTTTAAAGCGACTCCGACAATAATCAAACGGTAAATCCTAAATTACAACATTGGCACCGTCATCATGAATTAATCCATAATAGGCTCCTTTTACAAGGATATCCCTTGCAAATAAAGCGCATTTTCTATCAATCTAAAAAGTCGTACAAAAGTCTGCCGCTTCATAATAAGTTGATGCAACTTTTTTTTCAGTTATATTTGTTTTTCCGTTCTTATTTTTAGGATAAGGAACTAAAATCCAAGAATAATATAAAAAAGTTGCATAATGTAAAATTATACGCTTATATAAGCCATTAGTAGCAAAGAAATATTCTGATAGCGCGGCTCTCTATATTGGATCACCCTCTGAAGCAATTCTTTGAATATCATCTTTGCTATAAATTCTATCCCTTCGCCCACGGACAAATTTTCCACCACTTTTTTGATATGCAGCTTCAGACGTAGCAATCATTCCTTTTAAGGCCCTTTTAAAGCTATCAATTCTTTCATCTTTCGCTTGCTTCAAATTTTTCGCATCAATTTTAATGTCGGCCATAACTTCCTCCACCTCCTGACCTAAAGAATGTTAGTTTTCTTCCAAGCCCTCTATTACGACGGTGTGAAAGTTCTTCATTTTCAATTTCTACCATACGATAGATTCCCATTTCTAAAGCGGAAAACTTATCTTTAGTCATTCTTTTATTAATCTATTCTACAGCGATCTAATTACTAACCCCAGTAGGTTTAATTTTTAAATTTGTAATCTCATTAATTAAACTAGAAGTCATTTCATGTGGCATTAAGCGAGCAATTTTCTATTCTGGAGACATACGTTTTCCAACTTTTGTCGCGTTAATTTTATCTTTTGCTTTTCGTTCAGAAATTAAGAAATTAACACAGCCAGAATAGACTTTAGAATATAAAGCTGAATGCATATCACTATTAATCTAAGAATTAGCTTTGATGCCATATAAAATCTTGGAACAATTTCTGGGCTAAAGCTCATCATATTCTGGTCTATTCATAAAACCATATGCGGGTAAATATTCAGCGGTAATAGGATCTAATGTTTCTTTAATCATTAGATCTGCAAAACCAATACCTAGTCCATTGATATCTATAACAACTTCTTTAGGATTAAAACGCCGAATTAGACGTTTTAACTCTAAAACTTGCCTATCAAAAACTTTTTCGTTCTCAGTTTTTCCAAGAACAAAAACATTTACTATATTACAAGTATATTTTTCTTGCTTAGGAAAAACTTTTAAAACGGTACAGACTGTTTGGCAGCCTCTTCTCGCTATATCCACTGATAATATGTAGAAAGACTCAATACCTTCTCTAATAATTTCATGCGTTTCTGGATTAACTAGGCGTCTATGAGCGAGTAGTTTCTCATAATCAAACCAAGCATCACTTGAACTTCCAACAAAACGACTCATATATTCTTTTGCAAAGCCAGCTTCACTAAAGGTATTAGACATTTTCATTTCATTTAAGAAGTCTTTTGATAATAATCCAGTAAAAACTGGAACTCGATAATCAAATCCCCAAATAAAAACATTATCTGGATTTATGATTGCTAATTCCATTAATTCAATTGTCTTATCATACGCAAAAGTATTCTTATCTGATGCAGAAGAAATCCACATTTGACACTGCTGCGGCTCATAAGGATTTTTATCCTGATTTACCATTGGTCGATCTATATTAAGTAAAGGGAGAATAATTTCATTAATATCATCTGCTGAATGGTCGCGAAACTCATCCAAGATTCCCGCAGTCGCACGATTACCACGAGTCGAATTTAATGGGCTCATGATATCCATTAAAGAACCATTACGGAATGTTAATTTCGATTTTGTTGCAAATGGCTCGTTAGGCCATTCTTCTTAATATTTCTATTAAGTCCAGACTATATCTTCTTCCTTACGGAAGGCTTCTATTTCGAGGCACTTGCCCCTACTCCCAATTGGGATAGTCGTTGAACCTATAACTTTTTCTAAAATTTCAGTTAAATGACAATAGTTAGTATATTTTATAGATAAATAATTAATATTTTCTACTAATGCTTTTTCCTTCTTTTCTAAATCTTTCTTCTAACGATATAAGAAATTTTCTTCTGTTTTATGAAAAAAAGGATTGTATTCATAATGCTATTTACCCTAATATTCTATTACTAAATTATAATCAGGCAGATAAAAATCAAAATAATGAATACCAATGTCCCAATTTTTAAAATATTTCTATCTTTCATAAAAAATTTTTTTATCATCAAGCCATTTAGCAATGATAGCCTCTCCACTTGATTTTATTTTTCCGCATTTTGGACAATAACCATTTCTAAGGAGAGTCGGCGGTTTTACGGACTAAATAAAATTACAAGTATTACACCTTACTTTAATATCCTTATTAGCGCTTTCATAGGAACTAAGAAGAGTAAATTTATTGGGAAAATGTTCTTCAAGTTCTTGCCTAAAGATAATATCATCTTTATAAATTTTCTAACCTGAACATCGTTGACACTCACAATTACTATTATTCTTTAATAAATTACCAACAAAAAATTCATTAATATAATCACATTTTTTGCAAGTAAAACGAACAACATCTCCTCTATTTCCATTCTGAGACTACTTTTTCATAAAAAAATCAATATTATACGCCCTATCTTGAATTTTTTTGTATATATATTCTCGATTTGCCTACGTATCTATTCTTAAATAATAGCATTTAGAACATATATGCTTTCTCCTTTTTCTAAAAAGTTCTCCTGTATTTACAATAATTTTTCGTCCACAAGTATTACACTTAATAATACTATTTTCAGAAGAATTTTTCCCAGCATATATAATTGTATAATCTTCTTCTACAAATTTTTCCGCCATTTTTTTATTAAAATTTTCTATTGTCATTATTTAACCTCCAGTTATTTGGCTGCTGATTATCAATTGTCAAGACTTAGGATTTAACCATATCTCATTCATTCTATTTTTTCTGCTTTCGCCGCCATTCTTGAAATTGGAGTTTTTCAAGTGTGGCCAGAATGACTTTACGATTTTCCAGCAATTAAGAAGCTTTTCTTTTATCGTCCTGTTCCCAGAACGTATGTCGCATTTTTTTTCAACATAATCATTTCCGAAATTTCCCTCACCAACTATCTCTTCCTTTAATAAAGGTAATAAGTCCCATAGTTGATGGATCTTCTAATTTGCAATTTTCGCACCCTGAGCTTTACCAGGAGCACAATTAAATACGTGACTACCAGGTCTAAATATACAAATCAAATAAAGAGCAAGTAAACAAATAAAACTCTTACCGGCGGCACGAGGTGCAATAGTTAAAACACGACCATGTCTTAAGCATACCCTTAAAAATAAGATCTAAAAGAATTTTAATTTGAATTTTGATGTCGTTGAAGTGATTAATTTTATATAAAGATCTGGATATATACTCCATAACTTACAATAGTTTTTGTATAATTCAAAATTTTTGTCTATTCGCTTTTCAGAAATGACAGCTCCCTTCTCTAATGGAATCCCATCTCTCATAAAATTCTTTGATGTTTTCCCAACAACATAATGAATTGTATTTAAAATAGCTCCTGGCAAAGGTAAATTTAAAACATTATCTCTCTCATCCATTTGAATCATTCCATATATCAATTTTAAAATCATCTTCATCAATTCTAGCATTACCCTGCTCTTGAAGATAATCTCTAAATTCATTTTCATCAAACTTACTACCAGTTAGTTCCGCCGCGGCCTTAAGATTTGCAATTCTTTGTTCAATTTCTTCAGCCACGCCAGTTTCATTTACATAAAGATACTATAACCAATATTTAATATCTTTAATCGTAAAATCAGCTTCATCTTTAACTGTACCATCATAATATTCATTAACCCAACCTTTTTTCTCCAAATAAGCAAAAACTTCTCCTACAGAATTAAACTCCTAAGCATCTTTAACGACTTTAGGAGTTAAATTGGCTAATTTAGATAAGGAGTCATAAGCTTTTAAATCCTTATCAAAATCTTCTCCGGCTCGAATTTTTTTCTCAATAATAAGAGAGATTTTACAAAGCTTTAATGCCTAGTCTTCATTAAGTGCACCAACAATATTCTAAGAATTAATTAAGCCCTAGTGTAAATTCTCTAAATATTCTAATTCTTCATCATCGTAAGTATGACCCCATTTCTGTTCGAGGCGGCGGCGCAATCCAGCTTTAACTTCTGGGAGAGCGTCTTCAACTCGATTTTCTTCTTGAATTTGGAGATAAGCCTCATTATACATTTTCCAGTCTAAAGAATCATAAGGCTTCCCTCTAAAAGTAGAAATATAAACTCCAATTGCATCTCTCCCATGCCCTGCATACATCTTCTCCCAATATTCAGGAACAAAAGGCACGTCAGCCCATTGGCAAATTTTATCAACAACATTCCAACCATTGTTATTGTAATACGCCGTATCTATCTATTTTGCAAGACACTATCGGCATATTGGCAAGCTTCCATTATGAACGATAGAATTTACTGCGATATAAGCAGCAGAACTTTTTTCTTCGCCACAACGGAGACAAATTTTTCTTGCCATTAAATCACCTCCTATATTCTAGTGCCGCGACATCAAAAAATTATAGAAAAATGAGCACCCTATATAATAATAGGGTCCTCTTTTCATTTTTTTTAGTTTTTATCCCCCGGGGTATGAGACTAGAGAAGCTACTTAAATTTTCCTTGAAATTTATTTTCTTTAATTTCCCGTTTCTCTTCTTTTAAGGATGGCGGCGCAGGAAGGTTTTCTATTAATTTTGGATCTGCGGTCATTTCTTTATTTGCCTTAGCAATATCTTTTACCAATTTTAATAAAGCTTTCTACTTACTTCTCTCAATCTAACGATACTAAATAATAATTTCTGTTAAGTAGTCATCAAATTCATCCTATTCCTATACCCCTAAAATATTTCCAACCCCTATAATATCAGTATATTGACAATTCCGGAATAACCCTATTAATTTTCTACTATTTCTATCAAGTTTATCACTCATTTAAGTCCTCCATTTTCAGAGCCGCGGCGCAAATTATTTGTTTAACTATCTTACTTCTTTATCACAACATTTACATCTTCCAGTAAGTCCATCAGAAGCTTTAGTCTTTTTAACAAAATTCCTTGGATCTCTAAGCAATTCTTTTCCGCAGCGACAACATTTTTTCCAAGCCTTATCATAATTTCTACATAAATATTCATCATAATTTAATTCTACAGCCTCAGCAATTAATTTCGTACACTTATTCCAAATTGTACTAACATAATTTTCCTAATGATAAATGCCAAGTTCTTCTTGTAAATGCTAAGCAATTTCCTTATTAGGACATCTTAATTTTTTATCCCTAATAATAAGCAACTGCTGTTCACTTAATCTGGCTTTGTCTATATAGAAATCTAAAGTCCATAGTAAATTATGAAGTGGTGAATCTGGAATCTATTCCACGTATGCTTCAATTTCTGCATAATGCTAAATCAACTAATATAAATGCTCTGAATTCCTAAAATCAAAATAAGGCTTCCCATTCTTTTCTAATTCTTCAATATCCTAATCTGTATAAATTTCTAGCGCCGCGGCGCCAGAGAATCTTTCACTTCTGGGATCTTTAAAATCCTAATCATTTTCCTGAAGCATAACTCCTCTAGGTAAAATTGGATAGTTCATCTAATAATCTGCTATATGCGGATGAAATTCTGCTTTATTTTTTTGTCCAATAATTGTCGGAAATCTTGAATCCATTAAATAATATTGCTATTTTCTAAGCTAAATTAAATAATGTGTCATAAAATAAATTTCTTTTCGCTCTTCCGCAGTAGGGTTCTTAATTTCTTTAAGCTTATTAAGCTAATCCTCCATAGTTTCAATACTTTTCCATAGTTCAATCATTCCAGGAACTGTTTTTGCTTTTTCTTTGTCAATAGTAGGCTTAATTTTTTTATAGATTGTTCTATTTTGAGTAAGAATTGTCTCGTCAAAAGTTGGACTTTCCATCATTTCATCTAAACTCACAAATTTATTTTTATTATAAGAATTAAATTTCGCTTTAATCTGAATTTCCTTACGATCAACGGATGATGTGCCATCTGCGTCTTTCCCATAAAGAATATAATTACTAACAGTTTCTAATTCAGTTTTTGTCAAATTAGATAAATCAATTTTTTTAACAGCTTCTAGTCGTTCTTTTGAAGTAGGTATACTAAAATCTAAAGTAAACTTAGACAATCTTTTCACCTCCCTATGTATTTCTCTATAATTAGTATAACAGAAAAGAGAGAAAAAGTCAAGTAGTTAACTTAAAAATGCCTGCAATGAATTTTTTGACCCTTGAAAATTTGTTGACAGACCCGGCCTTTTTCAGAATTGATTAAAATTTTTACAAGAAACATACCCCCGGTATATGATAAAAAGAATTAACTAAATCAATAGCGTGAAAAGAGTCCGGCTTGAAATAAGCCGGACTCTTTTCAAAACATTTGAACTTTTACATCTTTTTCTGTGTAGGTTGCTGTGTATGTTATCCACTTTTTCAAACGTCCATAGCGTTCTTCATTTCCGCTAGATACTTGAAATTCATTTTCAATTTTGTGGTAAAATCCATATCTTGTAAGTAGTTCTGACAGTTCCTGAGTGTTTTTGCATTGATGAGCGTATGAACTAAATGTTAAATAATCCCATACTCTATTCATAATAACACCTTCCTTTTATATGTCATGCCTGTTTTTGTACACTTCGTTAGTAAGTAAATTTTTCAATGCTTTTAGGTTGCTAAAGGTTGCTTTATGAGATTTCACCTGATACTCAGTTCCAAAACAATCAATATCACCGCTAATATAAAACGGTACTGAGTCCCGTTTATATTCACACTGAAAATAACTTGACATTATACATTCAAGCGCCTGACCACGATTCAAGCCACTTGATAATAAAGCGTTATACTCATATTCTGACCCGATAATATAACCGTTGGTTATAAGGTCTTTTTTCAGGTCTTTCGATACAAGTAAACGTGCTGTAATTTCTCCTGCGGAGGTTGTTGTTGTTGTAAAGGCGTTGAATAAATCGGCCATGCTATAAACACGATATTTCACAGTATGAGAAGTAGAATCAACAGCTAATACACAATATTTATCAGTTGCGCTATAGCGTGCATACAATGATAAATAAATAGCCTTGGCAATTTCTTTTTCTGATATGTCACAACCAAAGAATACAAAGTCATGAATTGTATTAGAAATAGAATTGAACAATTCATCAGGTGTTGAAAAATCACCGGCTTTTTTAATCAGGTCATTCATCCATTTTGATACATACTTGTAAACGTTCATAAAAAAAATCAACTCCCAAAAAAAATTATTTCTGCTGTATTAAGCATTGACTAAATTATAATAGACTTGAAATATTTTGTCAAGAACGTTCATAAAAAATTCATACTTTTTCGGCGTTTTATCTAGTTATCAACAGTTATTTTTATACATAATTCACATAAAAAAATATACTAGTTGTAAAGGAAATACAGATAGTATTATCTTTCGACTGACCAAAAATTGCGATAAGTTAATAAATATAATTATGAATAAAGTGTTAATAAGTTAAGAATATAATACTTCACTATAGTAAAGTAGTAAAGCATTGAAATTTACGTCAAAACGCCTTAAAAATCAGTATTTATATAATAGCCCGATGCCCCGAGGCGCTGGAAATGCCGAAAAATAGGCAAAAAATCGGTTGTGCAATATGCACAATAAAAAAAGTTTTAGCGCTTATTTTTCAGCACTATGTCAATTGTTTTTTTGGTGCTAATATGATATAATATAAGAGTAGTCAGGATAAAAAGTCGGAAAATCCCCGAAAAATCGGGGAATTTCAAACATTTCCCTGAGTTGGTTAAATCATTTAATCAAGTCAATACCGTGATGATGATTGTGCCCGGGACGCAGTCTTGCAAATGACCCGAGGCGAAAGACTGACCACTGTTACACGCCCATGCGAGCTGCATTCGAGTTGCGAGCTGTGACCCGAGCTGCACTTTAGTACGTTAAAGTTCTACAGTATAAAGTAAAACCGCCAGCTCCTCCGCTGACGGTTTAGTTATTTTAATTAAATTTCTAAAACTTCGACGTCAACGCATTTACCATTTTCATCAAAATAATAATGGGTCTGATAAAACATACTCTGATAAACATTTAAACATTTACCGCCATCCCATTCGCCAATATCATAAGGATAGTTAAAATATTCAGCATTTTTTATCATTTCATTCATTGTGATATTAAGGTTTTTAATTTCATTCATAAAACACAACTCCTTTTTACTTAATAAAATTAGTCAATAGTCTTACAGACCAGTGATAAAAACCGTAACGATTAATTAAGGTATCAACGATTTTTTTCATTTAGTATCATCTCCTTCACTATATATAGTATAACATATTTCACCGGAAATGTCAATAGGTTTTTAGAAAAAAATTTTTAAGTTGTTAGTATCAACTAACACCACAATTTTCAAGATGACCCGAGGCGATTTGGTTAATATATTTAATTTATTCATACATAAGAAAAACTCTGGATTTCTCCAGAGTTTCTACTTTATTCTACTTCAATCACATCTATAAAATATTCATCTTCTTTATGAATATGAAATGTGAAGTCGATTTTAGTTAAAAGTTTGTTCCAATTTTTCTTCGTTTCTTCTTTTTTAATATACCACTTTGTATAAAAATTGTTTTCGCTATTTCTCTCAACGAGTGCAATGCACTCACCTTTCGAAAGAATAAAGTTAATAGCCTTTTTCTTAGAAGAAAACACTTTTTCACTATTGATACCGCCATAGAAATTAACTCTTTTTACTTCATATACTCTCATAAGTACACAACCTTTTCATTTAATATTCAGTATCGTTTCCTTTACTGTAATTATATTATAACATATTAAAACCGGTTTGTCAACTACTTTTTGAAAAAAAGTTTTCTAAAATGTTAGTATGAACTAACAAACACTTTTCTAAAACGACCCGAGGCGATTTAGTTAATATATTTAACTTATTTTGTCTGATTTAATTAATATATTTGACTAAATCATCTCATTTAATTCTGTTGCGCCGGCGTCTAAAAAATTCAGGAAACATAAGTTAAAATTTTTAATAGTCTATCAATTAAAATTTTTAAGACTCTTTTATCAAAAAATTTAAGACTCTCCTGCTCCGCCCCTTGTTAAAAAATTAACAACCCCTTAATAAGAATTTTAGTTAAAAATTTTAAGACCCCTCTAAAATATAAATAAGTTCAATAATTTAATAGACCGGCGGCGCAACAGAAATGACCCGAGGTTTTAGTTAAAATTTTTAATTAATTCATAAAAAGAAAAGGGGATTTCTCCCCTTTTAGTATATTTATTTGATTATATTGTAATAACTCGATAAGGATTTTCATCCGGAGCTAAATATTTATCATTATCCTCTCCAGTAATATTGATAATTTTTCTATCAAGTAGTTTTGAAGGAATACACATCGCATTTATTTCATCGTTAGTGAATAAGCAAGTATCATCAGCATTAAATATATCAATAGCGCCATAATACCAGCCAAAATTTAAGAAATATTCTCTTATAGTCATAAAATACACAACCTTTCTTTTATTAGGGATTTTCCTTTCCCTTACTGTAATTATATTATAACACACATCCCCGGAAATGTCAATAGGTTTTTAGAAAAAAGTTAGAAACTTTGTTAGTGCCAACTAACACGACCCGAGGCAGTTGTTCGTCTATACTAACAACTTTCTAAAAAAAATTTTGGAAAAAGGGTTGACATTTCAATATAACTATGGTATAATATATATAGTGAAAGAGAGATGAAAGGTTAATAAAGGTTGAGTAAGGGTGCACACTGAAAGATTGAATAGAACTGAGTAATTTATCACTACCGCCCAAGCCTGACTGGTGAAATTCCAGGTGGCGGTTTATAAATGGTATTTGCGGACTTACTACGCCAACTCCGAGGGCATGACCTCGGAGGGGCGACCAAGTTAAAAAATAAAAATATCTCCAAAAGCCTTGACAAACCCGGAAGTATATGATATAATATATATAGAAGGTAAAGAAAGACCTTAAAAAATGAAAGGATGTGCTTTTATGAGTAAAGTAGTTTGGTATCGTTTTGAGTTCGAGGATGGCAATGTGCAGATTTGCAGAGGAATGTCAAGACTTGAATTAAAAGTTGAAATCAGGAAACACGGCAAACTCATTTCAAAAACAATTGCTTAAAAGAAAAAGGGGAGAAATCCCCTTTTCTTTTTTATAGTTAGTTAAAAATTTTAATTAAATCGCCTCGGGTCAGGTTAGTAAATACTAACAACTTTCTACTAAAATTTTTCAAAAAAGGTTGCCATTCCCGGAAAGATATGCTATAATATAATTACAGAAAGAGAAAAACCCAACGACTTGAAAGGACGTGTTTTTATGAAAACTATGAAAAATTTCTTCTCTCTCATTGCAAATATCAATGTTGACATCATTCCTGGCAATATTTTCGCTTTAGTAGATGTTATGGTCTATGGTGACGCCGCCGCAGCGAAGGTAAACGAGGCGCTTGCTATCTGCGAAGGGCGTCTTGTTGATAAAAATATTTATCAATTTTCTGACGGCAGATGCTTTATTTTCTTTAATTAATTAACAAAAAGGCGAGGCAACTCGCCTTTCTTTTTATAAATAAGTTAAAAATTTTAATTATATCTAAATTATAAATAAGTTAAAAATTTTAATTATATCTAAATTATAAATAAGTTAAAAATTTTAATTATATCTAGATTATGAATTGATTAAAATTTTTAATTATATCTAAATTATGAATTGATTAAAATTTTTAATCAAAACCTCGGGCCGTTAGTATCTACTAACTTGGCCCGAGGCAATGTTAGTCTATACTAACAACTTTCTAAGAAAAATTTTCAAAAAGGTATTGACAAAAGCGTTTTTATATGATATAATATAATTAGAAAAACCGGAAGGCAGAGAGTAAGAGGGGAGAATGACCACGTGTTAGTCTATACTAACAACTACCTCGGGTCAAATGACCCGAGGCGATTTAGTTAAAAATTTTAACGATTTCGATCGATTTAATTAACATATTTAATAATTCCTGCCCGATTTAATTAACATATTTAACAAAATATAGGCACTTTAGCGCATTAAAGTTCTACACTTTATCGTGCTAAAGTTCTACACTTCACCATGCTAAAGTTCTACACTTCACCATGCTAAAGCGTTAAATCGCTAAAGCGCTTTAGCGCACTAAAGTGCTAAAGCTATAAAGCGTTTTTAGTTAAAAAAATTTATGAACAAGCTGTGAATAAGCTATGAACAAACTATGAATAAGTTAAAATCTTAAAATATGAATAGAATATGAATAAATTATGAATAAATTATGAACAAGCTATATTTTTTAATTATGTCTAAATTATGAATAAATTAAATTTATAAATTATGAATAAACTATGAATAAGTTTAGCCCGAGGCGTGTTAGTCTATGCTAACTGTTAAAAGAAAAACTTTTCAAAAAGGTGTTGACTTTTCCGGAATCATATGGTATAATATAGATACAGTAAAGGAAAGGAGTTGTCCAGTATGACAGCTAATAACACTATTTTAATTAACCTTATCGCACGTTACAACACCCTCGCATTCACTCACAACTATATCATGGGTTTCAGCTACGAAGGGAATATCTATGCCTATAGCTGTATAGGTCTGAGCTGTGGAATTAAGCTCGATCGTGCTAGCTCCAAAAATGGCGGAGGCTATTCTATCAGGTTTGACCCTTCAAAAGCTGAGAAGGCTGAGCTGGTGAAGGCAGGTATCTGTGAGCTGGTTTGCTCTGAGCTGTATTTCTCCGAGGCTGTAAAGAATAGCAAATATAATAAGGGCGAAATTTTTGAAAAGCTGATAACTGAAAAAGCAGGTCAGGTGTGGGAGAAGGATAACGTTCCCTTCTATGCAGGAGCTGACCTGACAACTGAAGGCAAGGCATACAGCCTGAAGTTTGAGAGAGCTACAATCTGCACTGAGAATACAATCCTGAGAGTAGAGGGGCTGAAATAAGCCCCAACACCCTCGGGCTGATATAGATATAAGTATAAACCTATTTACTGTAAGGGAGCTGTGAGCTATGAAAGAAATTATTACAAAAAGCTACGAAGCTGAGGATGGAAAGGTATTTTCTACTAAAGAGGACTGTCTGAAACACGAAAGAAAAATCTCTTCTATTGGAAAGCTGATCAATAGCTACAATGAGATTTCTGATTACTGCAAAGAATTTTCTCACCCTCGTTATGATAAAAATGGAGAGGCTGTTGGCTGCTCAAATATTGATTGTCCTTTCAATGTTGGTGGTATTGAATGTAAATTCTGCACAGGATTATTTTATGAAATTTTTCTATCGTAAATAAAATATGAAATGCCGCCCTTCGGGGCGGTTTTTCCGTCCCGGGCGGAATATTAAAATATTTAACTATCTCCTCTCCCCGGGGAGAGTTAGCATCCCCTAACAAAAAAAGGGTTGACTTTTTAGGCGGGATGTGGTATAATATAAATGTAGTCAAGGGGCGGCAGAGATTACAAGAGCAGTACCTCCCTCTTGTATCGCAGGACTTCGAGAGTTTGAGAACTGCCGCTCCAGAGTTAAGTGTCCCCTTAAAAAAGCTATAAAAAGCTTGACTTTTTAAGAAAGCTGTGTTATAATTATATTAGAAAAAAAGAAAGGACTTGATTTAATGAAAAAGTTTTTATCAGTTTTTAGCACATTCCTCTCAGTTGCACTTCTCATTTGGGTTGTGCTTTCCTTTATAAATGTAAACCTTCATAATGACCCCTTCGGCACTGAATATCAGCAGTTCGCTGATTGGAATTTATTTAGTCGCCTCCTCTTTTGAGGCGCCGCCGGCACAAGAAAAACTATCAACTAAAAGAATATAACCCGTTAGTATATCCTAACAAAACCCTATTGACAACTATGGACAGATAGTGTATAATAGTATTGTAAGGAGGCGAGAGTATGAATAGTTTAACTTGCTTTAAGCTAATTCCCATTGGCACTCGGTTTATCATTTTTAATCGTCCCCATAGTTTCATAAAAATTAGCGAAAACTTTGCAAGGGATACTGTATCAGAGAGTGTATTTCAAATACCTCTTACTCAAACCGTTATTATTCAGAAATAGTGAAGGAGTTGTAAGAATGAAAAAAAGATGCGTGACTCAAAGAATTTTTCAGTGCCCCGATTGCGGAACGAAAATGACTGCCCCAAAAAAATCTTCTCGCAGAACTTCTGTAGGGCATATTAAAAACATTTGGTGTTTTAAGTGTCAAGCAGAAAAGCAATTTATTCAAATCCCCTATTAAGGCGCGCGCGGCGCCGCCCGGGCAGAGTTAGATGATACTAACAACTACCCCTTGACAATTATATTATAATGTGATATAATATAATTACAGTAAAGGGAATATTCTAAAGAAAGGAACGTGTTATTATGAAAGAAGTAACAAAAACTTTTTATGTCGCAGAGAATGGAGAAGAGTTCACTACTCGAAGACAGTGTGAGAAGTATGAGAAAGAGAACGCCATAAAAATTGAAATGAAAAAGCACGCAGAAAGAATTAAAGAATACTGCTATAGCAATCGTCATATTTGCAGGAGAGCGGATGGAGACTATTTCTGTGATTATTGCACTTGTCCTTTTTGGGATGAAAGTAAAGATACTTATTGTGGTCTACATACGTTTCCAACAGATTGGGAAGTTTAACTTCCCAATTTTCCTATTCTTTTTTTAATTAAAATTTTTAATGCGCCGCCCGGGTCAAGTTAGTCAATACTAACTCTACTAAATAAAAAGAGGTCGAATATTTCGACCCCTCTTTAGTTAAAAGAAATTTTTAAATGTCATAAAAAGATTTAGCGTTAAAAATATTCCGTTAATAAGTGCGGCGGAAATAACTTTATTCTTAATACTATCAATTAAACCGATTGACGAAGAAAGAACAAAACACGGTGCAGACCAGGGCGAACCAACTCCGCAAAGGGCGGCGGCAATAGCGCAAATAAAAATTGTGATATAGTCGATTTTTCTCATATAGTATCAACTCCTTTACTATATATATTATAGCACACCCTTATAAAAAAGTCAATAGGATTTTGAAAATTTTTTCTTTTAACTATTCGCCGCCCGGGCCAAGTTAGGCAATACTAACAATTTACTATTGACATTTATATTATATTATGATATAATATATATAGAAATTAAGAAAGGCGGTTGTTCATATGCGTTTAGAAGATATTGTTCTCATTGTTATTCTTGTTGGTCTTACCATGAGAGTCATTCTGTTTTTTGTTGGTGCTATTCTTGCTGATGACGGGAAAGAGAAAAAGGCAAAAATTTGCTACTTTCTCAGTAAAATGCTTTTATTACTTGGTGTTTTAAGTATTTTTTTCTCTCTAATTCTTTTCCCTATCAATAAAAAGTATGGAACAGACAACTATGCAACTTCTACAGAAACAGTTGTCGGAAGTCGCATGGAGGTTGTTGGTCGTCATACTCACACATATTATTATATCGCTTTATCAAATGGAAAAGAATATAACGTCAGCGGGAAAGATTACTCTTCTTTACATGAAGGTGATGAGGTTGTAGTTTATTCCCATGATATTACAGGTTGTATTTTTGGAAATCATTATTACTTTGAGGATTGGGGTTAATCCCCTTTCCTTCTCCTTTGGTGTTAGTCAATGCTAACTTGACCGGATAAGTTAGTATCCCCTAACAAAAAATAGTTGACATTTTCCAGCCTTTATGATATAATATATATAGTAAAGGAGGTAATCTATATGAATGAAAGACTTATCGCATTAACCACAATTCTATTAACAATTGACGGTGATACTGCTATCAGTATTCAACAGCCTTCCGCCTTTGTCAAGTGGGAGGCAACTTGCAGAGAGGATTTTCGTAAATATATTATGGCAATACAGACTTGCTGTCATCAGTTCCATATTGAATACGAAATCTACAAAAATACTATCACTTTTTACATCTAATTCCTTCGCCGCTTTACTGCGGCGAAGCGGCCCGGGTGCGTTAGTCGATACTAACAACCTCCTAAAATTTAGTATTGACATTTCTTGTATAACGTGGTATAATATATATATAGTAAAGAAGAAATGGAGGAAACTCAAATGAAATGCACCTTTTGTGGAAAACGCACAAAAAGAGAAAAGTCAGTAGGTATTCCTGACTTAGTCGTTTGCAATGATTGTGTTAATAATCTTGCCACTATGTCAAAGGACATTTATAATACTTGCCCAGATACAGCTTTTGAAATAGTCATAACTATGTTAATTCAAAAGTGCGGTAATGTTTGCTCACGAAAACTTGCAATAAAAAATGAGAGAATAGAAGAGTTAGAAGACCTTAAAAAAAGAATGTCGCCAGGGGCAATCCGTTGAGATTGTCCTTCTTATATTTGGATGTTAGTATCTGCTAACATGACCCGGGCCGCCGGCGATTTGCACAAAATATTGGCGATAATGTTAATGAGATTTGTGCAATTTGCCAATAGACATTTGGGTGTAGATGTGGTATAATAATAACAGTGAGAGAGATAAAGAACCGCACGACGGGTCTCGCCGATAATAAGGAGGGATAGGAACCGCCCCGTAAAAACGTCGCCGTGTCTGTAATTTCTCACTACCGCTCACGCCCGTTAGGTTCACAGCCTATGGCGGTATATAAATCACTCCAACGGGTGACACGTTCCTCTAAGGGCACGACCTTAGAGGAGCGACCAAGTTAAATAAAAAAAATATATCGAAAAGGGTTAACAAACAACTCTGGGTATGATATAATATATATAGTGAGAGAGAGATAAAAGGTCTGGGTGGAGGCACAGACGTTAAACTATTAAGTCTCTACAACTCTTTCACTACCAAGAAATTGGTTAAATAAAAAAAATATTAAAAAGGTCTTGACAAAATTCCTAATCTATGATATAATATATATAGTAAAGGAAAGGTCAACACCACAACAAAGGTTGCTCACAGCCAAAAATGTGAGAGAAAGAAGGTCTATATGACACAGAGAGAGTTTTTCACAATCATCGCTAACGGCATGGGCACAGTAACAGACAAGAATGCAGACAAGACTATTAAGGGCACAAGAACTATCAACCTGATGCAGAAACCTGACGACTTCACAGAAGATCTGAATGCTGAAATCATCGAGTATGCACAGGCACAGATTGCCGCACTGGATGCAAAGAACGCAAACAGAAAGACTTCTAAGGCAGAGACAGAGCGCAAGGCGGCGAATGCAGAACTGGCTCAGGCTATTCTGGCAACATTTGAGAAGGACAAGACCTACACCGCACGTTTCATCGCTGACACTTTCAATATCAGCACTCAGAAGGCAACAGCAATTATCAAGCCTTATATCGAGGACGGCACTCTGACAGTAATTGACGGTTACAAGGCAGAGGGCGCAAAGTCCAAGTGCAAGGGTTACACTCTGGCATAATCACAGGGGCGACTTCGGTCGCCCTTTCCTTTTGCTAATTTAGTTAAAAATTTTAACGCGCCGCCCCCCGGGTGCCCATCATTTAGCATGATTTTATGGCGCCGCGGCACAACAATTTTGTGCATAATGCCAAATTTCAATTCTGCTATTGACATTTCAGATAATTTATGATATAATATATATAGTAAAAGGAGATGAGGAAATGGAGAAATTCGTTCCGCTTGATAAACAGTCTAAGAAGAAACGTCGTGAGTATTTCAAGTCTCGGCGTAAAAATTGGGGAAATATTTCTCCAATTGCTCGTAAAAGTAAAAATGATTACAAAAAGCGTAAAGAAGAAATGAGGGGTACTGAATGAGCGTAAAAGTTAAAACTAAAAAGGGTAAAACTTATGTTCTTAAACGTGATGAGTTCATGCGTTTTATGAAAACTCTTTGGGAGAGGGCGCAGGCGCAGAAGGCATTTAGAGAGGATAAGGAAGAAGAGGAGGAAAAGGAATGAAATATACTATTGAGATTTCTGCCTATGCAGGTTATAATGGTTGTGAATATGACCATGAGCCAACAGTAGAGGAGTTGGATGAATTTATTGACTTATTCATAGACGGTTTATCAAGTGGTTATCTTGATGTTGATATTAACTGTTATGAAGAAGAAGGAGAAAATTAAAAATTCTCTCCCCTTCTTCTATTAATTAGTTAAAATTTTGACTGCCCCGGTTAGTTAGTTTATACTAACAATTTGTTATTGACAATTATTATAATATATGATATAATATATATAGTAAAGGAAAGGAAGTGCTCAATATGACTGAGAAAAAAGTAATCAACTTTGATATGGACGGCACAATAGTAGACCTCTATAGTTATCCCCATTGGTTAGATTATTTAATCAATGAACGAACTGAGCCGTATGAGTGGACTAAACCCCTTGTTAATCTCTCCGCTCTTGCAAGGCAAATTCACAAAATGCAGAAAATGGGATACATATTTAATATAATCTCATGGACTTCTAAAAATGGCTCTGTAGAATACAACAAAGCGGTTGCGGAGGCAAAAATTAAATGGCTTAAAAAGCACATTCCGTCTGTAGAATGGGATAATATTTTCATCGTTCCTTATGGTACACCAAAGCATGAAATAGCAAATGGAGTTCTTTTTGATGATGAGATAGGCAATAGAACGGCATGGGGCGCAGGTGCTTATGATGTAGACAATATACTTGGAGTATTAAAGGCGATTGTGTAAGCAATCGCCCTTCTTCGCTTTACTGCGGTGAAGCGACCCGGGCCGCCGGCGATTTGCATAAAAATTTAAAGAAAATGTTGATAATGTTTGTCTATTTTGCCAGTAGACAAAATTCATATTCTATGATATAATATATATAGTGAATGAAAGAGATGAAAGCGAGTGATAAGACCGAAAATCTCTGAGATTGGCAAATAAGGCTCTTTATTCACTAAAAAGCCAATTAGTTAAAAAGAAAAATTTTCTTAAAACTACTTGACAAACCACAGAAAATGTGGTATAATAATTACAGAAGGTAAGGGAAAGACCCTACCGAATGATTAAAGCGCCTACTGCATAAGTGTAGGAGAAAGAGGTATACTATGGCTACTTTCAAGAATGCTCGTGAGTTCTACAATGCTGTTATCGCTGCTAACATCTCTGCTGACCTGACTGAGTATGCTCAGAAACTCATTGATGGTCTCGACCATAAGAATGCTCAGCGCAAGGTTTCTAAGTCTGCCCTCGCTCACCAGGCTGCCAATGCTGACCTGAAGGGCGCTATCGTTCAGGCTCTTGCTGACGGTCAGAAGACTGCTGCTGACCTCGCTGCTGCCCTCGGCGTATCAACTCAGAAGGTTTCCGCCCTCGCTCGTCAGCTTGTGGAGGATGGCACTATCACTGTTGATGATGTGAAGGTAAAGGGCAAGGGCAAAGTCAAGGGTTACGCTCTTCCCACTGACGGCGAGGACAACGCCGATTAAGTAAAAAGATTTGACCGCTTCGGCGGTCATTTCTTTTACCCTATTTAGTTAAAAATTTTAACTAGCGCCCCGGGCCGAGTTAGTCTATGCTAACAAAAAGTAGTTGACAGAATATCATAAATGTGGTATAATATATATAGTGAAGGGAACGATAGAATTAAAAATAAGATAGACCACCTATCACTACATAAATATCTCATTAGAAAGGTAGTTGATGCCTATGTGGTAGTTAAAATTTTATGAATATTGGAGAAATGGCGCAGGTGGTCTGCGCCGTTTTCTCTATTAGAAGTTAGCCTTTCCTAGCTTGGCCCGGGGCAACCGTCATCTTATATAATTTGTAGCGCCGCGGCGCGGAATTTTTGTGCAAAACAGAGAAAGTCAAAAAAAGGTATTGACAATGCCCCTATTATATGTTATAATATAATTACAGTAAAGGAAAGGACTTGATACCTAATGAGTAGACCAAAGCATTTCTACCTTCAACTTGACACTGAGACTTGCGGAACTCTTGAAAATCCGTTTGTCTATGACCTCGGCATGGCTGTAATCGACCGCCACGGCAATGTATACGAAACGTATAACTTTGTTATCTATGATGTATATGTAGGCATGAAGGAGCTGATGAAAACCGCCTACTATGCCGATAAGCTCCCACAATATGAGCTTGGCCTGAAAAACGGCGTGCGTAAAATGGTAAAGTGGAGGACAGCATTTTATACAATCCGTAAACTGATTAAGAAATATCCTATAAAGGCTGTAATTGCCCACAATGCACGCTTTGATAATAATGCAATGAATAACACTAACAAAGCATTAGGCGGTTATGGCAGGGTTATTCCTTATGGCGTGCCGTTTTGGTGTACGCTCCGCATGGCTCAGCAAACAGTCGCAAAAACCGCTAAATACCGCCGTTATTGCGAGGAAAATGGTTATCTTACTAAAAATAACAGAGTTCGCCTGACCGCTGAAATTCTTTATAGATATTTTACAGGTGATGAAACTTTTAACGAAAAACATACGGCTCTGGAAGATGTTTTTTGTGAGTTAATTATTTTTATTGCAGAAATGGCATATCATAAGAAAATAGTTAGAACTTATTACAATCCAAAGGCGGCCTAAGTGCCGCCCCGAAAGGGGTTTTGTTAAATGATTTATATTATTAGTCCTGATGATCTTATGGCCATAAAAAAGATGTTAGATGAAAAAAAATTTTTTCGCATCTTTGTTAATACTTTCATTAGTTCAACAGAGCTTTTTGGCAGAACACGAAGACTTTAACACTTTGCCGCTTTAATGCGGCGAAGCGCCCCGGGCGCCAAGTAAAAATATTTAATTTAAGCGAAATCCGCTAATGAAAATTTTTTAATTTATACTTATTCTAATCTCATAAAAATCCTTTGTAATTTCCTACAAAATCAAAGCGAATTTCCCTACCTTTTTGTATAATCCTCCAAATCTTCAAAATCCTATTGACATTTATAATATACTGTGGTATAATATATATAGTAAAGGAAAGGAGGTATCCCCTATGGCAGATACCAAAATTACACGTTCATCAATCGAGAAGGCAAACAAGGCTCAGACTTCAACAGTCCTGAAGGATTTTCTTGATGAGGAATACGGCGGCTGTTTCGAGGTCGAGGACGGCTATGCTGTGCCCATTGGCAAATCTCCCCTTGACGGTCAGCTCATGTGGGTAGTGTTCCCTTATCCGAAGGCAAAGACTATTCAGACGCATCCTTGGGGCAAAACTACTCGTGAATACTATGACGGCTACGCCGAGGCGCAGGCTTACAAGGTAGAATGTGAGACAAAGGCGAAGGCGAAGGAAGAGCGCAAGGCAAACAGTAAGGCGAAGGCTGAGCGTGATAAGGCAGCGAGAGCCAAGAAGAAGGAAGGATAAACAATTTAACAAAGTCGAGGCGTCGGCAATAGTCGGCGCCGACCGCATTTTTTAATAAGTTAAAAATTTTAACTTTGCCCCGGGCCAAGTTAGGAGATACTAACAAAAGAGTATTGACAAAGTAATAAAGTTGTGATATAATATAATTACAGTAAAGGAAAGGAGTGCTTAAATATGGCACAGTATTACGTAAGAATATCAAAGACATACGAGGAGTATATCGAAGCCGATAGCGAAATGGAAGCAATTGCTATTGCAGAAGAAGCATTGAATGACGGAGACTTCGGCTATTCAGACTGCGATGTTGAATTATGCACAGACGAAGATGAAGATGAAGAGGACGAGGACGAATGAGTTTTTCTAGACATATAACAGTCCTTTACGGCATAAGGATTCCGCAGTTATCTTGTGATGAATGGGAGAATAGATTAAATATTTTTCTTACACAGGGCGGCATAGATACCACAATTGTAAATGACTGTGCAGAATACCACAATATAGAAAAATCAGAGGTCGATGCAGAATTATTGTATGAATATCTTGTTGACCACGATTATCTTATCCCATGCGAATTTCTCAATAGCAATTTTCTCGGGATCTCAGTAATTAGAATAGGAGATGATGAAAATCCTTCATGGTATGACTTAAACAATATCCCCGAACTTAATTACCCGTTAGGAATAATTAACTCAATAATTCAGTCCATATTCCCTGATGAAAAAATATCTACATACTTAATTGATTGGGTGATTTAATCACCCATTTTTTTATTTTTAAGTTAGTCTCTCCTAACTTGGCCCGGGCCATTCCTCCCGGGCAAGTTAAATCTTTTAACAAAATAGTCAAGGCGCTAGTTAAATCTTTTAACAAAATTTGTCCTCTCCTGTCAAGCCCTTGACATTTGTCGATATATCACCTTTTGTGCCGCCCCGCAGATGGCTCCATATGGCCCGAGGGAGGGCTCACTATCAACAGCACATGGGGTTGCTCCAGAGAAGGGCCATGTGAGCTGCGACTAGGACCCACGTGAGCTGCAACTTAGGAGCTGGTGAGCTGGATTAGAGACTGCCGTGAGCTGAGCCTTGATGTTTCGGCGCGACCCTAGATGGGTGATGTGATGGAGCTGGCCTAGGAGCTGTTATAGGCTGAGACCGCGGCGAAGCAACAAGGGAAAAGTCTAAGCGAGCTGGAAGAAGAAGGTCTAAGCGAGCTAGAGGGCCGGCGGTTTAGTTAAAAATTTTAACAAAAGCTGGACCTTATAAAAGTCCAGCTATTTCTGCCTAAGAAATCTCTTTAACTAAGTCTTTCCCAAAACTTATTAACTTTTTAATTGCAATTTTATAGATAACTTCGCTCTCAATTTCCCTAAGTTTCGCCGCCGTAACCTCTTCAACTAACTTCTTATATCTCTCAGGGTCATCTACCTTCAACTATTCTGCAATCTTCTAAAGCTCTTCCTTAAGTCCGTCTAGAGTCTCCCCATAGCCGCCGGCCGCATCAAAGTAGACATTATTATTTTCGCCCTCTTTTAAGTATCCCTTTAAAAGAAGTTCTTTCCTTGCATTTCGATAGGTCTTATCAACCACATTAAAAGTTTGACAATAATCCTTAGAACTGAACCAAAGTTTATAATCATCTTGATTTTTTGCTAGATACATATATAAATTTAATGCAGATGGCGTCAAATTTTTCGCCGCTGCAGTATAATCTTCCCATTTTAGCATTAAAAATATGTCACCATCCTTAATTTTTTTCTTAATATGATAGAGTTTTTGGTTGGGATAACTAATCATTTCCTCACCTCCTTCTATATATAAGTAGAAAAGTAGAAAAAAATTTCTATAAATTTGGAACAAATTTTCCAAAAGTGGAATAAATTTTCCGTTGGAAACGTTTTTCCGGTGGAATGATTTTACCGTTTCCTCTAGTAATTCTGTTCCGGGTTTTGGAATAATTTTACCGGAAGATAGGAATGAAATTAGTAGAGAAATATATAATATATAATATAAATAAAAATAGATAAATTAAGGAAAATGTTAATACTTGGTATACGGTTTGTTAATAATTGGTGTCAGAAAATGTTAACAGTTAGTATTAGGAAATGTTAACGGTTAGTATACGGTGTGTAAAATTAATTGTAGAGATGTGTAAAATTTGTTATAGGGCGTGTAAAATTTCATAAGGGTGTCTAAAATTTTGTAAAGACCTGTCTAAAATTTCATAAGGGGAAAGGCCCGTTCGCCGCGGCGCGGCTCACTCAGTTATAGAGAAAAGAAGCAAAAATTTGAGACCCCTCTTAAAAATTTAAGACCCCTCTATAAATTCCTAAGGCCTTGACATTTTTATAAATTTGACTTTTGGGGCTGGAGGGACGGCCACGTTAATATGAAATTGATAAAGTATATACGAAGTTAGTAAAGCATATACGAAATCAATAACGTTAATACGAAAAAGATAGAGTTAATGCGAAATTAGTAAAACATATACAAAATCGGGAAATCTTTCTAATCCCCTTAAACTCTATCCCCGACTATAACCCCTCTCCAAAGCGGTCGGTCCTCCGAGAGGGAAACAATTTATAGCTTTTTCCTTTGGCCCCGCGTAGGAGTCGGCAGAGATTCTCGGCTTACTACCGCAACCAGCTTTTAGACCTATTACCGCAACCAGCTACAGCAGCCCAACTACCCCGATTTTTAGGACTTTTCCTCTTTTATTACTACTACTACTTTACTACTTATTACTATTTATTATTACTACTACTATTACACTTATTATATTACTATTACTACTACTACTCTTAATTACCCCTCTCCCTTGTTTCGCCGCGACCCTATAGTTTTAAAGACTTTTACTATAAAAAAGAGGCCCCTATAGGACCTCTTTATTATTATTTATTACTTAAGAAATACTCCCAGAAATCTTCTATATACTAATAGTATTTTAGAAGAAGTTCTTCACTATTTAGATATGTATATGCAGTATCATTTATTAAAACTTCCTATGCCGTACCACTTAAAGTTTCTTTTACTCTTGGGTAGAAATCTTTTATTAAAGTATTATATTTTATTATAGTAGTATAGGTTATTCCTATTTTTACTAGTTTAATTGTAGGCCTTTCATAGGAATTCTCCCATAGATATTGATTATATGCAAGTAAGAATCCAATTAATATTGCTTGCTAATAAGGTTTGCCTCGTTTTAAAGCTCGAATTGATTTTTCTTTCCAATTAGAATAATAAGTTTTAAATTCAGTTATATCAGTTTCTTTGTCTTTATTAATATTTCCTAAGAACATTACTTCATTTTCTTTTGGAAGATAAGGATACCCTATTTGATGGATTATTAAGTCATTATCTTTATAGACTCCTTTTCTTTCTTGCGCCGCCGGTAGTATGAGATACTTTTTATTATTATAGCAGTATTTTAAACTATAACCTTTTTTATTACATAAAGCTTTAAATTCTTCTTTAAGTTCTTCTATATTATTCTTAACTATTTTTGTAAGATAGGTTATGGCTTCAGTTCGTTCTCCTTTTAATTTAACTCCAAAAGTATTAGTTTCATTTACCTCATAATCTTTTACTTTAATTAGATTTTCTACTGCTATTAATTCTCTTATCGTATTATTTTCAGTTGTCCTTTCTATAAAGTATATATAATAAGTCATTAACTTACCTCCTTTTAAGTTTTTATTTTAACTTATCGTATAAATTATAAAGATATATAATTTATACACTTTGTTATATGATTGACTTTTATATTATATATATTATATATATAATTATATAATAATATATATAAAGATTACGCCTTTATTCACTTTATAAGTGAAAACCAGTACTGAAATTTCAAAAATTTTCATACCACCTAAGAAAAAAAGAGTAGGACTTTTGTCCTACTCCTTGCTTACTTTGTAATCAAATCATACAAATCACTGTAATACTCTTGAGCCGCGCCCTCATAAGTTGATGGAACTTTTGCGCCGGCGGCGAAAAATTGCTTTAATAGTTCTTGCTTGTCATTAAGTGTGAGACTAAGTAAATCAACCATTTCGCTAAAGAAGTTAACCGAAACTAAATCTCCTATGACTTGGTCTCCACACTATATTTCGATACTATCATACAATACTTCTGCCGCTTCCACTTTCTTGGTAATACTCTCCATTAACTTGATAAATTCTCTCTTCTCCATTTTAAGACCTCCTTTATTGGTTTTTTGTTTTAAAAGGCAGAAACCAAATTTCGGTTAATTATTTTATTTAATTCTCCCTTTTCTATATTTAATTATACCATAGAGTAAGGAAAAAGTCAATAAATAAAAATGGGGAGAACTTCTTACTCATCATCTGCGAAGAATCCTGATGCATAAACCATATCTAGAGTTCCACGCATTTCCCTTACTGACGACTCGAGACTATGGATTCGGATTTTTAATTTTTCATTTTCATTTGTCAAGTCTTTAATTCTTTGGTCTCGCGGCGCAACAGAGTTTTCAGTAGAGTTTAAAGTCTCTTTTAAAACTCGGTTTTCTTCCTCCAGCTCTTTAATTCGTCTCGCCGCGATAGCAAGAATTCTATCATATCCATTCCTATCAATCATCACACTTAACCTCCGCTCTCTTTACCCGAAGAATATCTTCAACTCTATAGTCCATAGGTGTTGCCGCTGCGGCATCCATAAGTGCGTAGTCCATAGCATACATAAGATCTACATCATAATTAACATGACGATAGAGTTCCTTCGCCGCAGCTCTATAGGCTAACCCTTGATTATCAAAGTATTTCTGCTCTCCAGACTCATTAACTATTAATACCCAGATATATTTCATAGAATAAACTCCTTTCATTTATCTTTTCTAAAATTATTATATCATAATTTATAAAAAAAGTCAATAAGGAAAATTTGAATAAGAAAACGGCGAAGCTAATTGCCTCGCCGCTTTAATTGTATTATATTAGTTATCCCAAAATTTCATCTATATTAAAACTTTCTACATATACATCAAAATCAACCTAGAACCGATTTTCATTTTGTTCAAATGAATCATCCAGTTCTTTTAAGAAAAATTCTTTTTCTTCTTCGGTTAGGTTTTCCTCTGATTTAATGTATTGCGCCGCCGCAAATTTGGCTTTTTCAGCAGAGGAGAAAACTCCCAAATATTCTTCTCGATCTAAAGTCGCTATCCAAACCTTGTTCATACCGTTTCCTTGGCGGACTTCCTTTTCGCCGCCTTAGCTTTCATTTCCTTATCATAAGCCTCTGCTTCGTCGAAAATATCAAACTTGTGAACCTCTCTCTTAAGTCCATCTTTCTTATCATAAAAGGACTTCGCAGATGCCTTAACTCCCCCAACTACGTCCTGGGTAAAACCATCTTCATCGGTAATAGTTCCAAGAACTACCGCAACCTCAGTGTTGCTCACCTGCGCTACAGTTTCATACTTCTGAGAAAGGAACTCCATAAAATCTGCTACCAACATTGCTCTTACTTCATTCTTGATAGCAGATACCTTCATACCAGTAAAATCTTTACAAATCTTTTCCATTTAAGTTAACCTCTTTCTGCGGCGGCGCCGCGATTATCAGGCGGTGGGCGTTCAGTCTTCATTGTATTATTCCTTTTTTACTGTGCCTGCTTCTTAACGATATTCTCTGCCTTAATCTTAGCAGCCGCCTCAGCCTTTGCTGCCTTATTAAGGAGATAAGTATCATATGCGTTAGCAGCCATATCGAAATCGAAAGTGATATAGTTCTTGCCCTTATCGCTTGTATGGTCTGTAAACTCCTTTACAGTAGGATTAATAGTTGCTGAAATAGGAACCGTATCACCATCAACTACAACCTCTCCAAAACGGAATCCAAGCTCTCGTTTAGGTGATGCACCAGAGAGTTCAACCATACGAACGTTTTCTGTGCCGAGCTTCTCTTCAAGAAACTCTGTGAACATTGCGATTAAATCTGCCTTAGCCGCAGCCTTAACCTTTGAAAGTGTATTTTCCTTTGTTACTTCATACTTAAACATAAAAACCTCATTTCTCCCACACTACGCAGTAGGCGCAAAGTAAAAATATTTTTATTTTTAGCGGTTATTCCCGCAAAAATTCTTTTTTTTTATTTTTTTTCTATATATATTATACTATATTTTTTTGAAAAAGTCAAATTTTCAATAATTTAATAAAATATTTTATATTAAAACTATTTCATATTTATGTCCATATACCGTATGTTTTTTAATTTTTATAAGTCCCATCTCATTCAAGTTTTCAATAATAGTTCGACTTTTACAAGTCTATTTACCAGTACCGTCATGAGTCCCAAAACTATTCAAACTAAAAACCCAACTGAAATCTAAGGCATAAAAACAATTTATCTTTTCTTTAGCAATTTTATATTTAATATACCAAAGATATATTATATTATTTTTTGCTAAAAGAAATTCTTGTTCAGAAATATATTTTGTGATATTATAAATATCTTTTACTTTAGTTATTTTTTCTTCTTTTATTAAGACTTGCTTGTCTTTTAATATTTTTATGTATTTCATTAATGTATTATAAGAAATATCAGGAAAAAATTGCTATAAATAAGTTCCTGTTATTTTTCTATTTTCAATCATATGTTCTTCTTCATTTTTATAAGATAAAAAATAAATCCTAAGATATATTTCAAATAAAAACCTATTAAATATATAGCAGATTTCTTTTTCATCTGAAAGAATTAAATCTTTTTTTCCAATAACAGCCTCTAGTTCTTTTTTCGTATCTTCTTCCACTTTTATTTTTATAGCCTATCGTATTTTTTCCTAAGTATTCCATTTTTTATTATATCCATCCGGAAAATAAGTATTATATTTAATAATATAATAATCTTCCCAGTAAGATAACTCTTCTGATGGAACCTTTTTTATAATTTCAAAAGTAAAAGCATCTATACCTTCAACCTAAATTATATCATCTATAAATTGAGAAGAATGCCCACTATAATGCTGCTCTAATCTCTATCCGCAATGTATAGACTAACCAATGTAGCTTTTTTTATTTGTTTTATTTGTAATTTTATAAATACCTATCATAAAATGACCTCCTATTTTATTCTAATAAGAAGTAATTTTTTCATAAAAATATTACAAAAATTTCCGCCTTTTCTATATATATTATAACATATTTTTTGAAAAAAATCAAGTATTTTTTTATGAACACATTGTAAATTTATTTTTAATAAGTTTTTTATTTTAATAAAAGAGATTGACTCACTTCGAAGAATGCCTCGACTTCCTCATAATTGTCACTCATATAGGAGTAAATTACTTCATCTTGCTACTAACCTCTTCTCTATGAGTCATATCGGTATCTCAATACCGAACGGTTACGGTTACAAACGCCCCGATAACATCGCGTGCTATATCCATTGCGCCCAAGCACTTGCCGCGCCCTCTTTATTTAAGAAAAAAAGAAGTAAAAAACTATTTTTTGGTATCATCAGCTAAGAGTTTAGCAAACAAGGACTAATACCATTATTCCCTTGCCGCCCCGCTATGGCTCTGACTTGCTATGAGTTTGCTCTCTGTGTTGGTGGAGATGAGGAGGATCGAACTCCTGACCCTCTGCGTGCAAGGCAGATGCTCTCCCAGCTGAGCTACACCCCCACAACTGCGTGTCCCCCTTTTACTTATAAAGGGACAGCGGAGTTTGCGTTCTTCGTATTTTAAGACACCCCGAAGAAGAGCCGCTGACCTGATTTTTACTTCCTGTCGCTCCAGAAGGTTCTTTATTCATTCCAGTCCGTGGGGGCGACGGGAGTTAAACCCGTAATCCTCCTTGCTTTTCAATGACATAAGTCAAAGGCAGGTGCTTTTAGTTCTGTTTAAGCTACGCCTCCTACGTGGCAACTTCCATTAACCACGATTAGACTGGAATGAGATTGGTCGGTGCAATGGGATTCGAACCCACACTTCCAGAATTTTAAGTTCTGCGCCTCTGCCGATTGGGCTACACACCGTTTAATAGCTGTTTGGTGACGAACCTCTCTGCTAACAGCTTAGCAACATAATGGTTTCTCGATCTCTCACCACTAAGTCAACGGGCTCATTTCGTAAGCCAACCGATACCACTTTCGATAGTCAATCAGGGCGGACCACCATTCCCTTTTAATTAAGGTTTTATTTTTTTATTTCTTATTTTCTATAAATATTATACCATATTTTATAAAAAATGTCAAATTTTTTATTGTTTATGTTGGTGACGATAGCGGGATTTGAACCCGCAATCTTCTACTTGAAAGGCAGATGTGTTAAACCACTTCCACTATATCGCCATCTTTGCGGCGAGCAAAATCTCGCCGCGATTATTAACTTTTAACCCTCAGTCTTCTCAGGGTTTGTCTTAGGAACGAACTCTATACCAGTAAGAGTATAAGTCTTAACCTTACCCTTACCATTTGCGCCCTTCCCCTCGCCTTCCGCAACTACACTATCTGCCTTAAGTGCTCTCATAAGAGCAGAAGCCTTCTGAGTTGTAACACCGAGCATCTCTGCAACAGCAGAAGCAGCGTATGCAGTCTCAGCGTTTGCCATCTCAACAAACTTACCCTTAAGAGCCTCATTCTCAAGCTGAGTGGGAGTAAGAGAATTACGCTTAGAAGCGTTCTTAGCATCAAGTGCCTCGAGCTTTGCCTGAGCAAACTCTGCGAACTCTGCCTTAAGCCCCTCAGTAGCGAGTACACCATTGAGGAACTCTCTCATTGTCATTGCCTTCTCGTTAGCCATAATAGCCTCACTTTCTGCAACTCTGAGTACGGTTGCCGCCTTATCATTTTTCTTTTCTCTTAACCTTTTCTATAAATATTATATCATATTTTTTAGAAAAAGTCAAATTTTTAATTGCTTATTCCTTTTTAAGGTTAGTCGCCCTCAGAAAAATTTGACTCATAATCACTTCCGTAATTATTGCCGAACTCTTCATAAATATCAGCATACCAGTCAGAATAAACATCCTCACACTGAATATCGTCAAAACTATCAAACATTTTTATCTCTCCTTTTCCTTTTCTATAAATATTATATCATAATTTATAAAAAAAGTAAAGTTATTTTATTTCTATTTCCTCTTCATGAACTGAAATAAGCTCTTTTGTATCGCCGCTGCCCCATTCTGCATAAGTAATATAGTCAGTATCTTCATCTTTCTCAAGATAGACCTTATGTAGGTAATGAGGTACTTCATTAAGAGCATCATCTTCAGACAAACTTAAAAGAATTGAGCCAAAATACTCTTTAATGCGTCGATCTGCTTCCAGCGGCGAATAGCAGATTTCTATCCTTGTTATATCGTCCATCGGACAAAAAGCAATTATCCACACCCTCATTTATATTATCCCCTTTCGATTTGAAGTGCCCACTCGAAGCCATTTGCATCAGGATACCAGCCATTATGATGATTATAAAACCACTGAGCATCTTCAAGAGAAACGCCAGAAAGAAAAATTTTCTTTACATCATAAGAATAAGCGACCACATTATACATTTTTATCCCTCCTTTACTTGCCAGCATTCAAAGATATAATCACTCCATTCATTACTTTTAGCCTTCATTGCTTCAATATATTCATATGCCGCAGTAGCATCTTTTACTACACAAAGTAATGTTTTATCCGTGAATCTTGGACCAGAGCCATAAATAAGGTAAACTTTCATAAAAACTCTCCTTTCATACCTCAAATTCTATTGTTTCGACATGACATCCAATAGAATAATCTAAAATATAAGTGCCAAAATAAGAAGCATCCTTCTTACTAAGAGATGTCTGAAGCTCTTCTCTTGCGGCAATAATCGCTTCATCATCTTCGCCCCAATCTTCAGCATAATAAGCGATATCGTCCTCTATTGCCGCCACAGCCTCTTCTTTTGAGGTATAAACAGCAAGATCAGCATATTTCTCATTTTGAACAACATAAATGGTTTTTACAACTTTCATATCATATCTCCTTTCTTCATATTACAACGAATGCACATACACTGATAATTTTCATAACAATTTTTTCCGCCTTTTGATTTCGGAATTATGTGATCTTTTGTCATAAGAACTTCATCTCCATTCTCATCTAAGGCGTAAAGATTAAGATGATAAGATACATCTTTTTTTGTTTTCTCCTTGGCGAAAAAATTACCTTTAATGCCACAGGATATACAGCTCATGCCCTTCCCGAAAAAGACTTGATATCTTTCACTATTTGCAGTAATATCATCACCAAAAAAATTAATTTTTACTCTTCTTCTCCTTGGAGAAAAAACCACTCCTTTTATTGATTCATAAACCTCTGCTGGCGTATATATGTCTTTTCTTATTAACTCGCTCATAAATTTATTTCATTTCCTTTCCTTATTTTCTATATATATTATAACATAAAATATGAAAAAAGTCAAATTTCTAATTGGTTTCCTCTTAGAAAATTTAGATAGAAAGAAAGGGTAATCTAAAATGATTACCCCAGGTCTATGACTTTTGAAAATATTGGCAGGAACTAAAAGAATTAAACTTTTACCTACGGTTTCCATCTAAAATGCTTATAACAACTCCCATTCCACCTCCGTATATTTTTTTATGTCACTGCTACGTCTTGGTAAACCATATTTATCACACCATTTGCGAACTGCATTATCTGATACATTAAACTGTTTGCCAATAGTAGTAAAGGGGGTTGTTCTTATTAAAGATTTTAACTCATTTCTCTCTGGAATATTCCTGGCTCTTTCTTTATTTCTACAAGGCAAACATTTAATTGCTCCTGCTGAAATTTCACAACCACAGTCTTCGCAATAATATTTCCCTCTTGAAGAAAAATTATAAAGTTGTTCATCAGAAAGCCTTTCGTACACAGAAAGAATATTTGAAGCTAAATACTATTCATCTTCAAATTTAATTGTTTTTGAATTAGAAGTTTCATCTACTGGGATTAAATAAACTTTATCTTTCCACACTGTTGCGAAATAATCAATTTCTTCTTTTGTATATTTATGCTTTGCACCAGTAGACCCTCTTACATTTTGTGAAGTACAAGGAAAAGTAAAAGAAGAATTGGAATTTGCTATTGATTTTTTTATTTGAACCTTTAATAATTCTCTTCCAGTGTCTGCAATTAAATCATATTTTGAAGCATTATAACTCGGAATAGAAATATCAAACCCATATCTTAAAAGCTCTTCCTATACCTTTAATTCAATTATCTGTCCTTTAATTAAATTTTCATTAAGCATTTTGTTGGGATATATAAGTTTTCAAATGGAGACCGTCGTGCTACCATTACACCAAGCTCCCATTTAAGAATTAATGCTTCCCTGTCCAGTCATAGCGTTTTTTCAGAACATCTACACTTCCATTAGTTCATTACATTAATTCTAAGTTAAAGCTCTAACTGAATTTTCATCCGCCGCCCGTCGACTGACGACTTCAACCTATCTCTGGTGGCTATCAGGTTGCCGCCCTTCCTGAATTAAAAGGAGCAGGAACTATCTCCTTATGGAGGTAGCGGTAGGATTCAAACCTACGATCACTGGGTTGCGACCAGCTGTCTTAGCCACTTGACTACGCTACCATTTAGTCCTCTATTTTATTTTTTTGTAGCTATATTAGAGGGTTTATCACTTAATAATTAAAATGAACTCTTTTTGTGACTAACTCTATTAAAGTAAAACGTTAACTCGCTACTAAGCATTCGTTTTTTCAGAGTTCATTTGGTGCCGCAGAGAGGAATCGAACCTCCGACACGAGGATTTTCAGTCCTCTGCTACTACCAACTGAGCTACCGCGGCATAATCAAGACAGAGGTTCTTGTGTAGGATTCGAACCTACTAAAATTTTCCTTCAAGCTAAAAATTTATCAACCAAATAAGTAAATTGCTGATACTCTGTCTTTCTGGTACCAGTAGCGGGATTTGAACCCACAACCTCTTCCGTATGAAGGAATTGCGCTACCATTGCGCCATACTGGTATTGGCACCGTGAGTAAGACTCGAACTTACAAAATCACTCGCTTAGAAGGCGAGTGCCTTATCCATTTGGCTATCACGGCTTATACTAACTCCTCTATTTGTTGCTATGGAGGACCGCACATATTTGGTTGCGGGAGAAGGATTTGAACCAACGACCTCAAGATAATGAATCTTGCGAGCTACCAGACTGCTCCATCCCGCATTATATCCGCGATTATCTATCGCGGGCCCATTCAAGAAGATTTGCAACTCTTCTAAGGTGTGGACATCACCTAAGTCAATTTTACTTCTGAGGCTCAGCGAAGTTAGAACTCTCGTGCCTAAATTAACGCCTATAATATTCGCCTATAGGAACGAAGCGGATTCTCTATTCCAATCCACCGGAAAGCCAGATTATACTTTGCATAATCAACTCACCCTAACTTTGCATAGGTCGCATGAACTTTACTCTTCCAAGTTCTAAGCCAGAGTCTTACGAGACACAACGCGTACGATATACATTTTTGCTTTGTAGGCGAAGATGTATTAGAACCACGCCCCGCTTACAGCTACTCGCCAAACGGATAAGAAAGGGTTTTAAGAGTTTTCCTTCTCTACAGGAAAGGTAAGAAGTTTATTAACCCCAAACCAAGGATAGTTGACCGCTACCCTATTGGTGACGCCAACGGGATTCGAACCCGTATTTTCACCTTGTGGTGCTTGACATGAGAATTGCACTCATAATAATGATTTAAAATCATTTAGTTTACTAATTAACTTAGCCAAACAAAGGGTGATGACCTGACCATTAGTCGATGGCGCCATTAATTTCATACTCAGCCACCGGCCTTGCACCGCCGCTCTTCCAATCTTTATTGATTGGCTGCTCTACTATCTGAGCTACTCATACCCTGGCATCTTTCTTATAGTATGAGGGGAATAATATAAAACTATTTCGTATGAAACATTAATTTTAATTAAGAGTTTTTTATTTTAAAACGTAAACTCTTTTAACACAGTTAAAAATCTATGCAAATCGTTTGTATGGTGGAGAAGATGGGATTCGAACCCACGACCTTGTCCTTGCAAGGGACCTGCTCTTCCAACTGAGCTACAACCCCATTTAAAATTTCCGTCTTATGCGGATACCCGCGCTCGCATCGGGAACTTGAAGTTGACAACTGCCTTAGCTTTTATGATACTATTTTCACCATATCCACAAACGGTATTGGTGCCATCGGCGGGACTCGAACCCACAACCTCCGCCTTGCTAAAAGAATGCTATTATAATTTTTTAATCACCTCTTCTAATTCGTAATCTTTGGCAAATGCTATTCCTTTAGTTTGACCATTTTTAGGAGGACAAAAACGTAATGTTTTTGAACTTGAACATTGACCAACAGGAACTAAATAACACTTACCATCATAAAAGGTTGTAAAAAAATCAATTTCATCTTTAGTGTAAACGTGCTGATGATTTTTCCCTTCTTTTGTTGTTCTGTTTGAACAACGAAAAGTTATATATCCATCTTCAATATGCGAATCATTAGCAGTTTTAACTTGAATGCGATAGAGATTATTATTTATATCTGCCACAAAATCATAGCGTTCACAATCTCCATAAGGCATTAATACATTATAACCAAGTTTTAAAAATTCAAGCATACAAGATACCTCTGTGATATTTCCTATCATTTTAGTATTTTTCATTGCATTCAATTATAATAGTTTCTTTTATCAAGACGTTGCGCTACCATTGCGCCACGACGGCATTGGCGGGAGCGACAGGATTTGAACCTGCATAGGACGGTTTAACAGACCGTTGCCTGAACCATTAGGCTACACTCCCATTAATTCCACTTTAACCGAAGTGGATACGGAGTTGTGAACAACTATTTTGAATCTGCCCGAAGGCTGGTCGGTGAGGTAGGACTCGAACCTACAATGCCGAAGCCACGAGTTTACAGCCCGCTGCGATACCAATTCCGCTCACTCACCGATTTGGCGGTTCCGAAGGGAGTCGAACCCTCGTCTTTCGGGAGACAACCGAATATTCTACACGTTAAACTACAGAACCATTATTGGTAGCTTTTAAGATTACTTATGAATCTCTTAAAGTTATGCTACCGAACTCTCTTCTCTAAGTTGCTTAGAAATGTTACGGATTGTGGTCGCTAAGCTCGTAGCCACTTTCCTTTGGTGCGCCTACGGAGATTTGAACTCCGACTGATTGATTAAAAGTCAACTGTGCTACCATTACACCATAGGCGCATTAATAGTGAGTTTACTTTGCCTCTTTATTTGTTCTCGGAGCGTTTGTCACTAAAGCCACATATCATAGAATCCGCAAAATCTCTATGCCAGTGGTAGTTTAACTCTAATCCATGCTAACGCTTCGGGGATTTCGCATAAATGCCGGACACCCATCCGTTTGGTTTCCCCAAGTAAGATTCAAACTCACATTCTCAGAACCAGAATCTGATGTCCTATCATTAGACGATTGGGAATTTTTTCTTTTCTCTTAACCTTTTCTATAAATATTATATCATATTTTTTAGAAAAAGTCAAATTTTTAATTGTTTAGGATTTCTCGTAAGCACCATCGCCTCGTGAAGGCAAATCCTTTGATGGTATTTTCCTACTCGCATAAACAACACTTTCGGTGGACTTTCAACCTTTTTCCTCTGGCAGGAGGACTGAATAATTCTGCCAAATTATTCTTGAGAGTTTATGGACCTACTCACAACCCATTGGCACCCTATGGAAGACTTGAACTTCACATCTCTGGTTTCGTAGACCAGTATACTATCCTTTATACTAATAGGGTATTTGGAGCATCCAGTCTGATTCGAACAGACGACTAATGCTTACAAAGCACTTATTTTTCCAACTAAACTATAGATGCATTTGCGGCAATTTTTGCCGCTATTTTTCTTAACTTTCTATAAATATTATAGAATATTTTTTTGAAAAAACTCAAATTTTTGATTGTTATTTGAAAGTAAATAAAAAGTTTATTTCCTCAAATAAATTCAGACTCTCACTCCCAATAGCGATTGATTAGTGCTTGCATATTCTGCCGCCCCACCACATTTTGTGTATGAAGTCTAATAGGATAATATCTCTCTGTCTCTGCAAGCCACTTAACAAGTTCATATCCATCGCCGCCGTCCTGAGCAAAATCGCCCAAATCATGGTCAAGATCAAGTAATTCAATCTCTACACCACAATTTTCGCATCTGGAAATGAAACGCTTAGTTTCATTGACAGAGTGTGTCTGAAAATAGCCCGCCGGCGCAGGACGAATATCATCAAGCCATATTTTTGCGGTTTTAACCATTATTCCTCCTCAGAAAAGAACTACATACTCCTTAATCATCCGATTAAGCATTGTATCCCAGTCATACTGAATAGTAATCTTCCCACAGACAGTCATTGCGAAATCATTAGCAGCATTCTCAGTCATAAAAACCTTAATCATACGTGTCATATAGACCTCACTTTCTGCCGCGCGGCGGCGCTGGAAAATTTCTTTTCTTTCTTAACTTTCTATAAATATTATATCATATTTTTTAGAAAAAGTCAAATTTTTAAGTATTTAATTCAAGCAATATTTAGCATACTAAAATGACTAAGCACTTCTTTTCTTTGCAAAATAGATGTTTTTAGAATTATACACATAGTCAGTGTCATTTTCAAATGCTGACTCAATCCCATCGGCATTCTGAATAGATAGCCAACCCATTTTATGAGAAAAAGTATTTGTAAACTGGTCATATTTTACGAAATGAAAGTCATCTTCTCCACCTCGATAAATAATTCCATATTCGTCGTCCTGTAGGTCTGACAATTTCTTAATCCTTCTTAAATCGGGGAAAGACTGAAGCATATTTTCTTCTGCAAGCTCAAGTGCCGCGGGAGTGTTGTAAGCATGATGAAAAAATACTTCTTTTACCTGCTCATAAATATCATCTTCAGAATATTCATCCCTAAGAGAAGAATTACAAGCATTAGTAAATAAATCATCAAAGTATTTTTCTTCCATGTCATTGATATACTGATCCATTTCATCCCAATGTTCTTGAGGAACATCAGACTCATCAGCATATCCATTCTCTTCCAACCAAGCTGCTTCAGAACTTACTCTCGCCGCATCACTAATCATGATAGGTATGAACCAATTGAACGTTTCAAGAGCATAACCACCACAATTAAAGCTAAATGAACCTGTGTTATCCTCGTTGCGCCGGCGCAGAGTATTTCTAGGATCTTCTTGCTTTTCATCAATTGATACCATTTGAGAATTATAAGAACATACTGTAGCCATTAATCTCTTCCTTCCTTATCATCGGCATCTGAAGCGGATTTTACAAGGCATAATGAGAAAAATATTATACCACCAGTTACTACTATGCCTAAAAGAGCATTCATTTTTTTACTCCTTTCTTATTTTTCTATATGTATTATAGCATAAAATATAAAAAAGTCAAAAAATTTTATTGTTTCTTGGCTTTTAGGAGTTAAATCATCCATTCTTCGTAAGATATTTAATTGAACTCGTAATATGAAGCTTTTTATTGCTCAATGTAGCTCTAAGATTTTCATGCTCAGCTGCACATTTCTCATAATACTCTTGTGCTCGTTTTTCATAGTTCATAAAAGCAGAATACATAGCTCTAACTGCTTTCCTTTCAGCAACTTTAAAAGCAAGATCTTTATTAAATGAGTCTCCTTCCTTATGAGTAGCTATTCCAACATAAGTAGATGGAGGAAGACCAAAAGGACCATCATAATACGACTTAAGAACACACTCTGGATAATGATTAAGAGTAATAACTACCTTTACAGCTTTATCGTAATAAGATTCATTTGTTGTATAATCAAACTTATACATCTTACTCTCCCTTCGAAAACAGCTCGTTAGCAAGGTTTAAAGTATTCTGAGTATGCTTAATTGTGGGGAGACATCTCTTCTTTTCCTCAAGAGACATTCTATCCCAAGTTGAAATCAGTTCATTAAGCATCAGATCATACAAAGGAACGTCTTTTTCCTTTAAATCAGCTCGATCTCTCTTTAAAGTAGAGAAAAGTTCCTGTGCCTGAGCATCAAGCTCTTTCTCTTCATTGAACTGCTCCTTTACAGGAGGAATATTGAGCGCTGACTTTAACTCATTTTCAAAAGACCTGTTATTATAAGAAGTAGATAAATAATTTTCAAAACCAACGTGTCTCTTCATGAGAGTTCCAGAATCAGATTTCCGATACTTTTCAAGAGAAACCTTATATCCATACTCTGAGTCAAGAGTATTATAAATATTGACCCTATCTCTTACTGTATTAAAAGCAGACTGGACAGCCTTATCAGCATCTATAATCCGCTTTTCATCGCTATCTCGCTTATCAAGCTTTTCTGCACAACTCGTTGCGCACTTAGCCATTTCTGTTCTTGTGTTATATGTGGTTCCACAAAGTGGGCAAGTATATGTACTCATTTTTTATTTCCTCCTTATGCAAATAAATATCTCATATAATCCTGATACTGGGTATCGACAATATTAACATTGCCACACTCTTCTGAAACAGTATACTCTACTGTCTCTCCCAGTTCATTTACTCGTGTCTTTTTCTTCTCTACCTCATTCTTGCACACGAGGATATTAGTGCCGTTGAGGTATGTCATCTGTTTACCGCAGACACGGCATCTGGCAAACTTGGTCCTCTGAGCCTCTCTTTTCTGCTCATCTACCTTAGCGCCCTTTCCCTTGGACTTCTTAGTGTTAATAGCTTCCCAGTCTCCCCATGTGTGATATGTTCTTGGCATTATATTGCCCTCCTTAAAATATTGATATAAAAATTACTATAGACTCCCACCAATTTAAAAATAAAGGTGAGTTAATTAACTTTATTAAATTACCAATCATATTCCTCATACATAGACTCCTCTCGATCATGTTGCTTTTTTCGTCTATATTGATTCCCATGTGGTATAAATTCACTTTGAGAACGTTGCTGTTTTCTCTGCCTCTAATCTCTCTTTTTAGATTGATTTATTTCTCTACGGTCCTTATTCTGCTCTTTAAAAGAGCCAGACTGCTTTGCCATTATGTTTTAACCTCCGTAGACATTTCAATATTTTCATCATCCCAATACCACTGAATATCTTCTGAATTATACATTTATTTCCTCCTTTATTTTATATGTATATTATATCATAAATTACAATAAAAGTCAAATTTTTAAGTTAAAAATTCATCCAAATCTCGTCAAATTCATATCCTGCATAGTCAAAAATTACAGGGAAACCATCTTCAAGAGTGGCAACGTTCCCTCCATGTATGTCTGTAATGCAGAGAAATTCAATTTCCTCCGCCAAAGCAGCAGCATTATTAAAACCGAAAGTATCAATCATAGTAATAATGAACTCAGACGGTAATTTGCTCCCTGTTGCCATTTGGAATTTTCTTCTTAGGTTAATAGAATCTAAATCTGAAGAAGGATTAAGAAAACGCTTAGAAGTGGCTTTCTTCTGAATATAAATAGGAATACCACAATAATCTCCAATGTAAATATTGGGGAGTAAAACCTCTTTAAGTTCAGAACTTGCTTCTTCATAAAAGTTATTCTCTTTCTCCATAAGATTTCCATCTTCACAAGGATAAGACAAAATTACAACTCTCCGATTAACTTCCGTATATCCCTCTGTTTTATACTGATAGACTTCACAATCAGACTCCATTGTATGAATTTCATTTCCGTCTTTCTGAAGGCATACATCAGTATCACAGATATACATAATAGGGAGTTTAATTACAAACTCCTCATGATCTGGGATAATAGCAATACGAGAAGCGCCTGCAGATAATTGCATGCCCATAGGTTCATATACAGGATCTCCATAGTCAGAATTATCTTCTAAAAGATTAGAATAAAATTCCATATCAGTATATCCCTCTTGACAACTATATGTAGTATAAATACCCGTAGTATCTTTTCCGAGACAGTCCTGTAAAATTGCCCATACTTTTTCTTTTAAGGTAGTAAATTCTGGCTCTAAAACTTTTCCATGTCTAAGATCCATATTCACTTTCCTCCTTTATTCCTTCATTTTCTATATATATTATATCATATTCCATAAAAAATGTCAAATTTTTTATTGCTCTCTTTCGCCGCGGCTCTAATTTTTCCATCAACTTTTGGAGTCGCGGCGAAGGAAATCAATCCTTCATCCAAATGATATTATCGCTATTCGCCCGGATGACAGAGCCATCTTTAAAAGTGAAAGTAATAACGTCTCCATTATATCTTCGATCATTAACTTTAATATTAACTATATCTGCGCAATCATAATTATTACTACCGATTATGAAACTTGAGTATGCAATAACCTTTTGATTATATTCTTTTGTAGCTTCATTTTCTGCCATTTTATAGACAGATAACATTGACCCTATTACTATAGCCACAACAAATATGACAACAAATAATGCCTTTAAATCTTCTCTGTTCATTCTATCCTCCTTAATAAATCTTCTCTATCTCGATAGAATTCGTCGCCATAATATAATTAATTTGAAGCTCAATTAAACTCCAATCTTCCAACTGTTTTTGTAAAACATAAAGACAGTCAAAAGGATTACCTTCTACTGGAATCTGAACTCGAAGTCTAAAGGAGCAAAGCAATTGTTTAATTGGAGTCATCGCCTTAAAAAGCCAATACTTGGCTTTAGAGGTCGCCTTACCTTTAGGCGTAAAAGGTATAGATATATTAAATTCTTTAATCTCCATTTAAATCCTCCTCAAGAGTAATATTAAAAAGTTTAATGAGCTTGTTTGTGTTTAAATTTTCTAAAAGACTATCCAATTTACCGTCATATTCCGCAAAATATAAAGGAGCATATTTCATTGTATTATGAACCTGTGCGAATAGCTTCCGCGGCGCATCAGAGAATTGAAACTTCCAACTTTTAACATCTCTTTTTACATCAGTAATTATTTTTTGAGTTGCGTTGATTTGTGTTTCAACATTATCAAATAGAGGCTTGTATTCGGGGAAATAGCTTAATAGTTCATAGTGGTCATTTGCACGAATTAAATCAACAATACGCTCCAGTGTGATGACGCCGTTATTCTTTGCCTTATGCAGCTGGAAGTAAAGCAAAGTCTTAATCTTAACACGCTCACCATTCTCGTCACGAACAACGATACCCTCATGACCCTCTTGCATGGAAGCTACAAGTTTACGATAATCCTTTTCATTGTTAAGATTATACATTTGTGGCTTAGGAATGCCTATTTCGGTATTTATTTCTTGTAAAGTAGACATATCTCTTGTCATTAAATGAAATAAACAAGGTGTATTATATTCTATAACTATTCTATTAAAATTAGAGCATCCTTCTAAACAATAAACATAGTTTTCGTTTAATTTCTTGTAAGAAAAATTCGGATAAAAAGATATTAAATAGTCAAATAATTCTTTAAAATTAGCGAATTTAACATTATCCATAGGTGCGTCTTCTGCATCGAAAGTCGAACGAGTTTTTACATGCCATTTATCATTATACCAATAAACAAAGAATAAAGTTCCATCCTCTTTAGATGTAGCTATAGCACTATTCCAATCAATTCTCGCCGCATAAGTCTCATCTATATTATAAAAACGCTTGAAGCCTACGCATATTGGCTTAAAAGTCTCATCTTCAATAATTGTGCCGCGAGCCTCTTTTACTATTTCGTTTGAGGGGTCAGATTCTATTTGAGAATAGTTAAATAAGATTAAATTATCTTTCCTTTTTATTTTTAATGAGTAGGGAGGATTAGCTAATAGCTCCTCCCAATTAGGATTCTGTCTCATAAAATTAGTTATTAACAAGTAAATCCTCCTTTATAACTTCATTTTTATCTATTTTTCTATTTTTAGAAAAATTAATAATGATCAATGGTATTGAATGTTCTTTACAATACTTGAATTTTATCTCATCATATCTTTGCTATTTTAATAGTCCTTCTTCTCCTCCCCATATATCAACAGGATAATAATGCTATCTTCCCTAACATTCAATAAGATATTTTAGTCCTCCTTATCTTTTAAAATAATAAATTCAATACGAGGCAATATATCAGTTCTTTTTAAATGGTTCTTAATGCAAAAATCACTTAAAAAGCTATCAGAAATTAATGAAATCCTTCTTTCTATTTGCTTTTTTATTAAAGCATCATCTACATTATCTGGTAATTCCATTTTTTCAGCATAATAGATTCCTACTTTATTGGGGTCTTTCATAGAATAGTAAGAAAATTTTAAAACATTCATTTTAATCTCCTTTCGAAGAAATAAATTCCCAATTCGCAACTGCTCTATTGGTTCGGTATCCATCATCATTAGAAACAATTCTGACGTAAGGATCAGAATTTTTAAATTCTGGTGTGAAAACAGGAATAGCCACAGCCACAGGAGATTCGAAACCAGCAGTAGAATATCCGCACTCAGATGCATGACAGACTTCTTTATCTGCAAGTTCTGGATGTTCTTTTAGAATTGCCGCAAGTCCGTCAATCAGTTCTTTAAAAGTCATCACTTAATCCTCCTTAATTGGCATATACACACCATCCACAAGACGTAATAATGGCGGAGTATTCTCTCTCATTTCCTGTAATTTCTCCCAGGAGATACCACCATTGATCCCATAACACCAACCAAATTCACCCTCGGCAGCACGTTCAGCGATATCTTCGGCAATCTCTCTTGCTTTCTCTTCCTGTCCTTCTGATAACATCCTTTTTCTTCCTTTCAGATTATATTATTCTTCTTCAGCTATCCAATCATCAAGCTTCTTTTTAACACTTTCAAAACTTTCCTTTATGTAGAATGTTTTTCTACCATCAATAGTATTAATACAAGTTACGTCATCAGGCTCTTCCTCATCAGGGAAAACCATTGTAATTGCATTTACATTTAATATAGTCTTGCCGCCCTCTAAAGAAATAAAATTCTTACTCATCAGTACCTCTCCTTTTAAACTGATAAAATGATATCATTATATTTTCTTTCGTTATACCTGTTATAATTGGAACTTAATTCATAATTCCAGCCATCCATTATTATATCATAAGCCAGACGAGAAAAATAAACTGGTCTGCAATAGGTGCCAATATGCTTACACACATTTTTCATCTAATCTGGACAATCGTCGCATTCATAATCAACTGCACATCCAATATTATTACATGAAATGACAGGCCTGCAACAATAACAGTCAAACTCCGTATATCAAGCTATATCTGAAAGCGTTAACATATTATTCTCCCTTATTCTTAATTATGGTTCGGTTCTTCGGAAAAATCATTTTAATCCTCCTTAATGGTCATTTAAGAACAATTCTTCTTCAGTTTTTGCAAGCACTCCTGTGAACCAATTACCACAGCTGCCACAAAAACGAGTCGGTTTAGAGGAAATTTTACTACAATGTCCACATATAAACCCACCTTCTGCACGCTCCCACAATCCAAATCCTGTATCTATAGTAATTTGATTCATGTGTGCTGTCCATTCATGCTCATTAGAGCCACATACTGAACATTTATTTTCATACATTACTCATTACTCCTTCTATAATCAGGCATATCGAATGACTCAAACTCATTGCAAGCCCGCTCATTCATCCAATTAGTCCAATAGCTATTAGCCCAACGCTGCGCTTGTTCTAAGTTAACGTTAAACTCTTTTACGTCATCCCATAGATAAGGATCTTCTCCACCATTATTCCAAGCTTCAATTCTGGTTTCAAGACCTGAACATTTTCGATTCCATTCTGTGTAATAAGTATAATAAGCCTTACTTGTCCTTGCACAGAGTATTAATCCTCCACATAGAATGCAGCCGAAAATCCCAATTGATGTCAGAGAAACCGGAATCGTGAGGTCCCAACACTTTTTATTGAATACGAACGCAAGAATAAATCCCAAAATAATAGCAATTATGAAAAGAATTACTAATATCATTAATATCCTCCTACAAATTCATCATAGTCAATTTCATCATGTAGAGTGTACCACTCCTCAACCATTCTCTTAAGTTGTTTAACTCTTCGTTTGTCAAGTTTTTCAACATCTAATAACTTCGGAATTAACCAACAATCACAGCCCTTTGCTTTTGCTATTGGGCTTAAAACAGAATACAAATCATACATTTCACTTGGGTCATATTCATCCATATCAACTTTCACAATAATGGTATCACCCTTAGTTAAACGGAGACTTTTAAGTTCATTTTTTGTAATTTTAGTCTTTTTCTTTTTTATTCTCTTGTTCATTCATATCCTCCCCATACATACAGCCTATAGGAAATAAAAAATAAATACAATTAAAGCAATCGTTAATATCGCTATCATCATCAAAATTACAACCCTTTGAAAGATCTCGTTTTTCTTTTGCCATTATTTTCCCTCCTTTAACTTTAAACCTTATCAAATCGAATAATTTCACACACACCAAAACATCCCTTATGAATCTTAGTCTGATTAGAAAACCGTTCAAGTCGGTCTAAAACGCTCTCCTCGCTTATAAGGTAGCCATATTCTTCTCTTGGAAAGAAATAGATTCCTCCCATAGAGCCAACTATTTCTTTACACTTACGACACTTGTATATAGGGACAAATTCATATTCCTTTTTACTCATAATTTTACCTCCTTTCCTTATCTTCTATAAATATTATATCATAAAACATAAAAAAAGTCAAAAATAAAATGAAAAAGAGTCTCGTATAAACGAGATTCTTCTCTTAATTCTCAACCTTATCCGCAGTAATAATATTCTGATATTCAGATAAAAAAGGAATACGCCAACCCGCAACTGTACAATTATATGTTTCTCCGACCTGAATAGAGCCATAAAGATCAGAACTATCCCATCTCCAATAAGCAATAGTGTCAGTAATCTCATAAGTTCCATTATCGGTATAGATAAGATACTTATCATCTTCACTACCGCTTCGTTTAATATCTTTATCTGTAATTGTAATCGTTATATTATCTTCCGCAAATCGAGTGCAAAATGGAAGACCTAAAGTAATAAATAAGACAAAAATAATTACAATTCCTACAATAACATCAATCACAGTAATTCTCTTAAAGACATTCTTCATACTTTCTTTCTCCTTCGCCGCGCCACTAAAAATTTACTTATCTTTCTTCCTTTTCTCAGGATAAAAATCGCACTTCTTCATATCACCGCCACAATGACACATCTGAGGTTCTTTAACGCCATTACAAATTGCATAATGATCGCAACTTTCCCAAGCTGAACATGAGATATCTTTCCCCTCGTCCTTTGCTACTTTTGCCAAAGTATCAAAAAAACTATTTAAAGGTTTCTCTATCGCCTTTTTAAAACCAACTGGGTTTCTTAAGTCTTCTCTGAGAAACACCTGTGCCTAAAGATTACTCCTTATTGTTCCGCTATTGCTATCAATTATCAACTCATAATTATTAGGATATTCCTCTTTCATAAAATTAATAAGCCACTGTATATGCCTATCTATTTCTTCATACTAATAATTCATCTTCTCCTCCTTGTTTCGCCGCCGGTCCTGTAAAATTTTCGGTAAGTAGATTTTTAATGATTAGACTTCAATAATTTCAGCCACGGCGGCACGACAGAGCTTCAAACTTAATAGTATCACCGTTAATAGTATCGGGAAAAGTATAATCTAATCCTCTCATTCGAGAGATAAATTTTAAATCCTTATAATCCTGGAAGAAAGACTTTATATGAGTCTTATCTTCTAAATATTCAAGTGCTCTTTCAAAAGCGTCCTCCCAAGAATTGCAAATTATTGCATAGTATTCCTTTAAAAAAGTAAGTTTAATCACTCTACTCCTCCTGTCTCAAAAATAATTCTATTATTAACATATTCTTTGTGCTCAGTAAAGATTGGAATATCATCATCAATTACCCAAGAGCATCTTAATATGGGCACCTTTTCTCCATTCCTATCACACACTTTAAATTCTGCTTTTTTCACCGCACAAGCTCCACGCTTCTGATAAGTTGAAAGATCATTCCAATTAACTCCACGCTCAATAAAAATCTTATCCTGCAACTTCTTACAATTAACGCCCTGAATTTCCTTATGCGAAAAAAGAGACTGAGCAAGAGCCTGAATTGAATTACGGGTTGCATCCTGCTGGCGCCAAATTAAGCAATTAACTACCTCATGACGAGGGAGAGAGAATGCACGAGCATCAAAAAATGCTCCATTATCAAGTTTCTTCTCAAGGAGGCTAATTCTCTCCGATGCCGCTAGACCTTCTGAATTAACTAGGTCAATGATAATTTTCTCCATTGAAGCGTGAAATGCAAAAGTCGCCATTGATGCCGCCACAGATACAATTTTCTGAATATTATACTCGAACCAGGCATCTGTGTCGATTTTCTGATAATCACAAAGCACAAGTGTAATTTCATCTGACTGAGTATATCCAAGTTCACAGCCCTGGATATTCTTACAAAGATAAAGCATTGTGTCTTTCATTGCCTTCTCGATTGCTTTGTCAAAGGGTTTATCAAAACCGCGAGTATAGGAGTGGAACGATTTTCCATCCAAGCGCGCAATCACCGGCTCGCGGCGCATCAGATAATTTTTTGATACAGCTTCATACTGTTTCATTCTGTCTCCAAGTGCTGTTTTATCCATTTTTATTCCTCCTCAATATTAAGATCAATATACATAGCATTAGCAATTTTAAGGGCTATATCATCTAACTGAGCCACTCCTACTTCAGTCAACGCTGTATTCTGTAGTAATTGAAGGGCTTTTGTTATGAGAAATAATTCTTTCCCTGTAAACTCAACGAGAAATCTTTCATTACCAGTAAATTCCATATATTTTTCCTTCCTTATTTTTCTATAAATATTATATCATAAATTATTAAAAAAGTCAAAAATATAATAGAAAAAGGCTTTACTAAAAAGCCTTTTAACTATATTTATTCCTCAAAATCTAAAATTCCTATACTAGGATCTCCGCCTGTCATTAGATAAGCATAATAACAAAGAATTAAAGAAGCGTCTGTAGCATCTATAATATCATCTCCGTTAATATCACCAGGCTTATATAGAGTTATTGAACCAGACTCTAATTCAGTTATTTTGTCCTCTAATTTTGAAATTTTACCTTCAAGTTCCTGGATATAAGTGTCTTTATCAATGTAAGATTCGCCAAAGGGAATTTCAATCTCATTACCAAAGAAATTAATGGTTTGGTTTGTAGTAAGATAAGGTTCTTTTATATATAAATCAAATGTCATTAATGTCTGACCAGGTAAACTTGATCCATAGTCCGAATAAATAACAGTATAAATAATATTGGAAACGTCATAACTTTGTATAAATTTAGAAGAACCTTCACCATAGTAGGTAGATATTCCATTTGCCCCTTGTTCATTTACTGATGCTATCATTGTATCATTAAAGGCAATATTACCTATTTCCTGAATATTATAACTATAAGAACTTTTATAAGATTTACACTGAATTTCTATATGTATATTGCCGTTTTGTCTGGCGACCAAGGTATAAATGAAATTCCATGTGTCATTTACATTACTACCTTCATAAGAAGTTCGATAAATAATGGCACTTTCTCTATCTTCAGGTGAAATATAATCTAAAGCTGTTGAATACATTACTCCATCTCCGTAAGACAAGCTAACCATAACAAAAATACAAGCAAAAAATATAGATAATATCTTCTTAATCATTTTAATTCCTCCAAAAATTGTGAATATTGTGGCTCCCAATTAGGGCAATTTTCTCCTGTTTGATAGTCTCGAAGACAATTGTTAATTGAACAATAAGTCATTAAATAGTGATGGCCTAAATCATATCCATCTTTCATATGAGAATTAACACATACACAACAATACTTATTTTTAGTTAAGTCTTTTAAATGTTTTTCAATCATCAATTTTAATTCTTCTTCTTGCTCTGGTGTTGGGAAGAAAGTCTTTTTAAAATCAACAAACATTTCTTTCTCTCCTTAGTATAATCTATAGGCAAAGAACAATACATTTTCATCTTGCTCAATCTTTTCCAAAATTTCTTTAACCTCTGACCAGTCGCCGCCGGCGAGACCACAACCGATCCCATAGGGGATAGCAATACACAACTGTATTCCATCTTCTTTAAAGGCTTCATTTTTAACTGCTTCAATGCCATCTTTCATTGCTTTGTCAAAAGCTTCATAATCAGTATATTTTTTATCTCGTCCAAATCCATATTGACCAAATAGATTTAAAATAATCTTTCGATCTCCCGCTCGATACCAATGACAAAGACCTAACAAGTCTTTCCTGTTTCTTTCATATAAACTGCACATTTCTTTATAGCTTTCATATAAACCAGGATATTTTAACCTTAAAGATTTTGCTACGCCGGCGCCCATAACTCCCATACAATTTACTTGATGAGCAATTACCTGGAATGGAGCATTAAGTAAATCTCCTTCAATTATAATCATATCTTAATCCTCCCCATTTATTGGAACATATTTTATAACTTCAACTTTCTCCTTTTTCACTTCATACATTTCATCAATTGCATACTCAAAGAAACCTTCATAGGGGCTCCAATAGCCAATCAAATCCATACTTCTTGCCAGTAAAAGGGCTTTCATAAATTCTTGTTTCATGCTGCCAACTTTTCTCAATATCAAACTCATTGACTTGAGTATCATAGCAATCATCATAGATAAAGTCAATATACTCCAGTAATGTCCAGATAATCTCATTAGAAGGCCCTCTTTCAGAATCTTCAATATACTGCCAAAGGAATGCCTCCATTTGCCTTCTTATTTCTTCTTTCTCCTCTGGCGCCGCGGCATCATAAAAGTCGTCAATTTCAGCTCCGTCATGGAGTTCAACGACCTCATCATTAATTATTACTTTAAATACTTCAAATTTTCCCATATTTCTCTCCTTTTAAAATGTATAAACTTTTTGCATATAGTCCGATGCACCTTCAATTTTTATAATTGAAATATCTACACCATAATCTCCGTGAACTTCTCTTATCGTACACTGTATAGGAACATCTTCACTAAAAGTTGCCTTAGATTTTTCCTTACTCATCCTATTTAAATCTATAATTAATATATCATTAAGTCTGGATATTGTTCGTGAATTAAAACTAAAAGGGATAAAAGAAGTAGTTTCTTTATTTATCCATTTTCCATACAAGTAAATCACTTCATCACAGATTTCAATACTATGAACATTAAATACATTTTCTTTTAAAACAGCTTTCATTAAACTTCGTCATACATTGGAGCATATTTCCTAATATGGTCATGAATTACCACTCCAAGTAGAACTTCCTCCTTTTCTTCTTTAATATAAATAAAGCCCTTATCAGTTGTTATCGCGCCGCGGCCTCGAGGAAAAGTGAATTTTTTAGCCTGTGCAGCAACATCTCCCATATTAACAGTGTTCATTTCAAGTCTTCCCTGGTTTGCAATAATTACAAACGTAGGTAGCCTTTTATCATTAAGTTTTGGATGTGTATCAATTAAACGACGGACCCATTTAATTCTATAATCATCATATTGATCAGTGACGATTAAATGTGTTTTTACGAGCATTTCTCTAACTCCTTCCTAAGTATCTCTCTAAATTCTATAACTCTCTGAAAATAAAGAGTTTCAAGTTTCCTCTGTTCAATCTTATCCTCCTGTGCATTAATCCACTCTGCGCAATCCTTACGAGTTTTTGCCTTACAAATTCTTAAACCGCTGTCTAAATCTGTAGCTGCCCAGCCCTTAGAGATTTTATGAAAACCTATAGTATTATCTTCATTTATCCAACCAGAGACAACATCAATTGGAATATCATGACTTTCAATCATTCTAATTGGAAATATACCTTTATGGAATCTCATAATAAACCTCCTTTATTTTTCTAAATATATTATATCATAAAATATAAAAAAAGTCAAGAAAAAAATTTCTTGACTTCTTCTCATTTATTAACCATCACAATGTCCATTATGAAAATTACTACCTTCTTTATCGAACAAATGCTTCTTATACCCTTCTATGCCTCGCTGCGCCGCGGCAAGCTCTTTCTCAAGAGCTCTAATGTAAGAAAAAGTATCTGTAGGACGAGTAGCAATCATTGATTTTAACTGCCAATCATCATAGTGCTTAATATTAGACATAAATAACTACTCCTTCATTCCGAATTTTTATAAAACTAACTGAAAGATTTTCAATAGTAGAAATATCACTCATGTAAGTCTTCCCTTTTAAAATAAGATTTTCAATATGCTTCCGCCGCACCTCAAAAGAAGTATATGTTTCTAATACCAGAAACAAATCTTTAATTGTCATCCGACCTTCTCCTTTGTGATTTTCACCATATCTCTATTTACGCCTGTCTCCATAACAAACTTAGTTAAGTAAAAAGAGATGGCATTTTCAGTTGTAGTCTCAGAGACAATAAAACTTTTCTTATGGAAGAGGCTTCCTTCAATTCCATTGACCGCCGGCGCAACAAAAGTAATTTTATACATAAAAATTCCTCCTTTTACTTAACAAGCTCTCTTGCATACTTCATGGTAAATGAACCACAAATTTTACCGAAATTCTCAATCTGAGCAACTGTCTCAGGCTCCTCCTTTACGCAGTCATTGTAAACTGCACGAGGGAGATGCTTTGCAATTACACCAAGAGACTTCTCGTCCCAGTCTTCGGGAATGATACCATCCTCCACGAGCTTTTGCATCTGTTTCTCTACACGACGAACGGTTACGATAGTTGCAGTAAGATCCTCAGCAGCCTGCTTTGCGGCGAGCTTCTCAGAGTCAATCTCCTTCTGAGGCTTTGACTGATGAACCTCAGAGAACTCCTTTGCAACAATCTTTACATACTCAGGTGTGCCACTGAACTTGTTGTCAAGACGGTCCTGAGATTTAACCACCACGCCCTCTCCACAAGGCTCGCCGCCCATCTCTGTCTTACCGACAAAAGAGTAGATATGCTCCCAAGAGATGAAAGGACCATCGTAGAACAGCGGAACGGTCTTAAGGCCAATAGTTTCTGCAACTCGCTTCGTGAACTCCCAAGGCATATACTGCTCCGTCTCGGTGTCATAAACATCGAAAACATAGAACTGCTTCATCTTATCCTCAGGATAACGGATACTATGTTTTATAGTCCACTCACCGAAAAGGATGAAACGACCATTAGAAGTTGCATCTGCCCACTTTACCGGATCAAGAGTCAGGACATAAGCATAGAATCCCTGCAAGTTGTTATCCTCGGTCAGTCGCTGACGGCGAGAAAAAGCTACAAGACGTCCATTCTCCGGATTATAACAAATAGCCGAATTTGCTCCATCTAATTTTTCTTGTATTACAATATGCTCGCCTTTATTAAAAGCTGACATATATTTCTCTTTAAGCCTCTCTATATCCAAGTATTTCTTTTGCTTCATGATATTTCTCCTTTATATAATCTAAAGTAATTTTGTCTTTATCATAATAAGGAATAATTACTAATGGAATATGATTATTATGGCAATAATCAATTTTCTTTTTATCATAATCCTACTACTTAATGAATTTTTCTATTCCACCAAAAAATTCATTTGGATAATAATGCTATGCTCCCTAAAATTCAATTAAAAATAATATTTGATGATTTTCAAAAACGGCAAAATCAAATCGTAGAGGCAATTTATCCCCTTTTAAGTCAGAAAACTCGTACTCTCTTTTATAGTTCCAATTTCCCTTATTTAGAGCAATAGAAATATAATTCTCTCCCGAAGATTTTTCACAGCCACAACTTGTGGTATGCCCCTAAAGTAGATTATTGCTTGATACAGTACATATATTGCCACAATCACATTTACATTTCCAATATGCTCTGGTATCATAATCTTTCCTCTGCTACATTTTTTCAAGATTTGCTTCAAAAGGAACTAATTTCCCAAAACGAATCCCTATTAAATTTTTTTTCTATTGGAAAGATTTTCTAAATTCCAACACCCACAAGACTTAGTATCTCCAGATTTTAGATTAATAGTTTTGACAACCACTTCTTCTCCACAATCACATTTACATTTCCATGCTGTTCTAACCATTCCACTATTTTCAATAATTGACTCAACTTGTTCTAAAACTAAAAGCTTGCCGAATCGTTGCCCTTGTAATTTATTCCCAACAGCTTCACGAACTTTTTCATTTCTTAAACAACCACAAGACATTGTTTTTCCATGGGTTAAATCATAAGTTCTTACACTTTTGAATTTTCCACAAGAACAACGACATTTCCAAAAGACCTCATGTGTTTCAGCATATTTATCCATGTCCTATTCAATAACAGTCAATCTATTAAAAGTCTGTCCAGTTAAATCCTTTTTCGCTGGCATTTCTATCACCTCATATATAAAGTAATATTATTCCAGAAAAAGTATAGAAAAATCCTTTTCAGAAATCTTACTCAAAGTAAGTTATTATTTACTATTCTCCTTTTCCTTCATTTTCTTCATTTTCTATAAATATTATATCATAATATATAAAAAATGTCAAATTTTTATATGAATTTTCCGCCGTTAATTATTCTTAGGTCCTTGTACTCAGGGAGTTTGAGAAGTTCATCATCATCTATTGCTCGATAATAACCATTATTTGTCGGGAGACAAACAGCAGTTCTGTCGCATACAAGTTTACCACAGATACAACATAATCTGCCAACGCAGAGACCGTGCCAGTCATCATATTTAATAATGGCCTTTTCCCAATCATGCTTGTGGTCTGCTTTCTTTGCCTTGGCTTTACTCTTCTTTTTCTTGCCTGTTGAAGGATTGTTCTGTGCCGCCTCAGCATAAAATTCGTTAAGGGTGGCACGATTATTCATTTCTGCTTCGCCGCACCAGCGATCATTTATTTTTTTAAAATCTGACTTGCCGCTCATTTTAATACCCGCTTTCTTTTTCCTTATAAAACTCTTCTATATTAAACCATTTCTCTTTCATAATATGCCCTATTGCGATAATTTTACCAAGTCTGCTATTTGTCTTAACTCTCACATATTTCCCTTTTAACTCTTCCCATGTCCCAACACCAACAGTCTCAAGTATCCTCATTAATAATTCAGAAGTGTACGGATAATTTCTATATTTTCTAACAGATTTTTCAGAGTCATCTTCTAAATAACTAGCTCCAAAACTACATCCGCCAAAGCCACAATACGCGTGTTCATCAAAATCTATACCAAGAGTAAAAGTTAATAATCCATGATCTTCAACGCCTAATTTTGTATCTGTTATAATTCCATTATAAATAGTTTCTGACATTTAATTCTCCTTTAGCTATAAATTCCGCCCCAATTAAATTGGCCGAACATTATTCTCTCTGGTAAAGAGTTCTCAATTTCTTTATATAAGAATTTTTTAGCCCAATCTCTCGCTTCAGCCAATAATGCCCTACCTTGTTTACTACAAACCTTCGTCCCTGCAATTGGCATCGCATATGGGCCGCCTAAAGCCGTCCAGTTTTCCATACAAGATTTATAATTTATAATAATAACTGCTGTCTTATTTTGCGCCGCCAGTTCAATAATTGAAGAAATATTTTCTTTTAAATCTTCGTTATGTATTTCAATGAAAAGAGCGGTATTTATCTTTTTATCTATAGACAATGCACAAAGCTCTTCATAAGGACGAAGGATTACATCATTTACATCAGTTAATCTTTTTAAAATTATATCCATTCTTTCACTCACTTTCAAAATCCTTAACACCAAAACCGATAAAATCACCAATTCCATAGTAAAGTTTTTCTTTAAGAGGTCCACTAATAGCAGGTATACATTTTTTATGCAATCCTACACTTGGATTAGTGATATCTCTTGTTGCCGATTCAAAACATCGTTTATCAATAACGAATGCTTCTGTAAAAATTAGACCACAACTTCTACATTTATAGTAGCGCGTACCATTATAATAATTTTCTTTACTCATTTAACCACCTTTTAATGACTTTACTTTTATTTTCTATATATATTATAACATAAAATAGGCGGAAAGTCAAATTTTTTATTGACTCTCCGCCCCATATATTAGTTATTAGAAATTACACTTCAGTCTTCGTTAGTATCTTTGGTTGCGTTGGACTTGCCGAAGTTGCCGAAGCCGCCGAAGTTGCCGCCTGTCATAAGCATGAGCATGAAAGGATCGATTTTGTCGCCGCCCTTTTTGTCAGACATAAGCATAAGAGGAAGCATCATATTTGCATCGAAGCCCTTATTACCTTTGTCATTCATCATAGTGAACATAAGCATAGTGCTCATATCAAACTCGCCATCACTAAACATAAGGAAAGGGAGCATATTACCGAAAGGATTGCTCTCATCTGCATTAGCACCGCCGAGCATATCCGTAGGAGTAGTAATCTTAGTATAAAAGTCAAAGCCAAAAATGCTTTTCTTTGGAGCAAAAGTCTTTACCTCATTACTCTTAGGTTCAACAGCGATAATAGCTGTCTGTGCATTCTCCTTAACTACTAGAGGAGTTCTGTCAGCAGGGTGGAGAATTACATCGCCGACCTTGAGGCCTGCCTTTGCAACAGGAATTGCGAATACAGGAATGTCGATTACCATATCAGATACGTTTATAAGTGTACCGTCTTCATTGTATACATTATAGGTACCGTCTGCACTCTGGAAAGCGATACCATTGAAAGAATACTTCACAGTGGTATTATCGAACTTACCAAACATAAAGTCACCCATTATCTTCTTCATATTCATATTATTTTCCTCCTTATTTTTTCCATTAACAAACTCAATATTTTTATCTTTCATAGCTTCTTCTGTTGAAATAGCAATATTTTTCGCCTTATTTGGATCAATCTCAAATGTTGTTACTAATGGTTTTTTAAACTTATTAATAACCTCATTTAGAGTTTTTATCTTTTCTGCTCGTTCTCCATTCCAAATTAAATAACAATTAGAAAGCCTATCATATTCAATAGTATTATAATCTAAAACTGAAGCATCAATAGTATTTCCTGAGATAGAAATATCTGTAATTTTATACCATGTTTCTTGTCCAATTGAATTAGGGATATTTATAGCTAAACAACTAAAAACATATTCTGCTCTTAATGGAGCACCCATATGTGGGTCTTCTCTCTTTTTAGAATTAACTGAATAATATGGATTACAACCTATAGACTTACATGACACATCTTCTGCGATAAAGAAAATGGTTCCTATTCTAATCCGTTGATAATCTTGCTCAGTAATTTCATAAAAATAGATTTTCCTATTATCATCATATTCTAATTTTGCAGTTCCAGGTTTTGGATACTTTGCAGCTACAAAATAGTGAATATCTTCTGATGTCATCTTATTCTCCTTATCTACCTTTTCCGCGGACACTGAAGAACCAGAAATGTCAACTGAACAGCTACTTGTTCCATAATAAGTACATTCCTAAGTTATCGTCATATAACCTTGAGGTATTTTTATTTTATACTCATTCCCAAAGTTATCTGTCCCCGTTGCTTCTATATTATAAATATTAGGTTGTATATTAAAATTATTCATTTCTCCTCCTTTAACTCAAATTTTAAAGCGGTTTTGATAATACCACCTTTCCAAGTATCCATTAAGTCTAAAAGTGCAGCATCCATATGATATTCTTCTTTATGACTCTCGTAAAATTCTTTTGCTTGTTTCACAAGTTCCATACTAAACTTTTTAGCCTCGTCCGCATTGCCAAAGACATGATCAGTTTTTAAAATTTTATAAAAATCAAATAAAGTTTTCCTTGCTTTTCCATAATCATATTCACATTCTGCATCATAAGGATTTAATAATTCCTTATAAGACATATTTTGATAATTCTTAAGCATATCAAAAAGTCTTGCAGTATGAGATAACTGCTTGGCCGCATATCCATACTTCTCAATTTCTTCCTTTTGAACTGGATAGGGATGACAAAGAGCATGATTCTTTTCTTCAATCATACCTAACATTGCTCTCACGGCAGAAGGTTCATTCGCATGGGCAATATTCTCTGCAAATCTCCTAAAATTCTTCATTAAAGGATAGTCAGGATTAATCCAATACCATTTAGTAAAGAGTAGCTCCAAAAAATTAGAAGCGCCCTTCTTCCACTGATCAACCATCAAGCGAATATCTTTTACATCAACTTGTCCAAAAGGAAGCTCTTCTGTTGTAGAAACTGGTTTACGATTATAAACTATATCGTCTAATGACGGAACTACAACTGCCTTATAATCATAATCACTTCCCTCTCTTTGTAAATTGTAATTCTGTGCTCCATATAAACCAATATAAATAATATTATACTTATTCTGTAAAATTAGTTTTGCATCTTCAAGAAAAATCATTTCTCGTTCCTTCATTACCAATCCACCTCTAATCTATATCCTTCAACTTTAAGCTGTCCGCCTGTTATTTCTGTGATGATTACTCCATATCCTTCTTCCTTATACACATCTCTTAAATCTTTTATCGTTGACTCTATCTGGTCAATATTATCAAAATAAAAACCACCGCTATAAAGAGTAAGTTCAATATATGCATGACGAATTCCTGAAAAAGAACTTCTTTTAATAGTATCTTTAAGTAGTTGATTCGCCAACCAGATGTGTCGTTCTGACTTTTCATAATATAGTTCCGAACGCCTTACTGCTTTATCATAAGAATAAGGTTTAATTATCATTTCTTTTTTTCTCCTTTCTATAAATATATTATACTATAAAATATAAAAAAAGTCAAAGATTTAAAAATCTTTGACTTCAAAATGTCTTATATGATGGCGGAGCTGTTTCCTTATTACTATCCCAACAGAATTTCCTCCAAGAAAACTTAATATCCCATTGCATTTCACTAATTCTAATTCCCTATTCTTTAAGTTCCTGTTTTAAAACTGGAGATAAAGAAGCTAAGTTTAAATAAGAACGCTCTTCTATACTCCCATATCCCTGTTTCTTAGCTTTATTAATTCTTCTCATAATAATTTTATATTTAATCCAGTCTGAAAGGCACATTTATAAATTCCTCCTATACAAATAAGAGCCGGATTTTCATCCAGCTCTTTACTCTGTTTCGCCGCGGCTCCACTAATTTTCTACAGTAAGTAGATTTTAATAAGGAGAACTCTAATAATTTCAGAGCCGGCGGCGAAACAAGATTTACTTCCAACAATAAGCAGGCTTAGAAAGAATCTTTACCATAGCTTCATAAGCATTACACTCAATTAGCTGAGTAAGATCATTAAAAGGACCTACTCCCGCGCCACTACAGTAGCTAAGATTATCGTAGGAGGTACCGATATAATTATCCTGTCTTGCATTAACATTCCAGCTAATTACCTTAGTCTCAGGAAGTCCAGCTTCATGAAGAGTTCTATTCCACTTACCCACAATAGACTCCGCCCGATTAGGTCTATAATCCCAGTCAAACTGACCATCAGAAATTACAACGAGTGCCTTTGGAACTTCTCCAGTTCTCTTCGCAGTCTCATAAATTAATCTGAAAGCAGCATCAAGATCAGTATTATATCCCACACCAGTTTTACGAACCTTATCCACACACTGGGCAAGAGACCAACCGTCCTGGAGTTCGATAAAAGAAGGATTTTGAGAGAAAGTCATATAAAGATTATGATATGCACCCTTATTACGCTGAGCGAAGTAAGTCGCAAGACCAATTGAAGTCGCCATAGGAGTTCCCATCATAGAACCAGAAACGTCAGCCATTACAACAACATCATAATCCTCATTTACATAATTAGGAAGAGCCTTCCACTGTGCTTCATCTACTTCATCAAGTCTTCCTCCATAAAGAGCCTTATTTACAATATCATAAGGATAAAGTGTAGCAGCATTCACCTTAGCTTCTCCTCTTACAAGAGAAGCCTTATATGCAGCAAAACGCTCCTGACAATGATTGTTATATGTCTTAATATAACGAGACATTGCAACGGAAGGAACTGCTTCAAAATTAATCTTATCCCACTCTCCAGCAGACATGAGTCTCTCAACAACATTCAAATGCTTTCTAAGAGCAGAAAGAGTCTTTCGATAAGTTCTCTCTGTAAGACCAAGAATCTGACAAGCTCTTCGTGCAAGAGCTCTAGTCTTAGCACTTGAAGTATTAATAGAAGGAAGCCACTTAGCGCAAATTGAAATAGGCGCATTAGAATTCATAGCCTTAATATCAGAACGAAGTTGATTCTTAATAAAGTTCCACATAGCATCTTCTATTTCTCTGGAACTACCTACGAATACAAAAAGATCATCCCATCTACCAGTATCGACAATAGTCTGGAAATTTCTAATAATCTTATCAGGGTCAATCTTAGCAAGTTCCTTGAGGAGGATTCTACCAATTCTTCTTTCACCAAGACCAGCATCACGGATATTTCTTGCATAAAGAATAAGATTATCAGCAAGTTCCTGATTCTCTCTTCTTGCCGCCCTCCAGTCATTAATAAGATCATGCTCTGATCTATTTCTCATACCGCCAATCTTAGCATAAAGATCAAGTAGGCAACCACCATTAGTCGAACTATATGCGATGCCCATATTTTCTGTAAGTGTCTGATTTGCCTGTGCTCTCATTGCATTTGCGAAATTACTCATTATACATCTACTCCTTTTCAAGACAATTATTTTTATTCTGCTGTTTTTATCTTACAAATATATTATACTATAAATTATTTAAAAAGTCAAATTTTTAAAAAAAAATAAAAGGCATAATACCTTTTACAAATACTTATTGGCGCCGTGGGAGAGATTCGAACTCTCAGCCCCTCTCAGAGCAACGCTTTTCAAGAGCGCACCTCTTCCCCACTAAGGTACCACGGCATTATTCAAGATGTATTAAATCAAATCGGTCCGCCGGGTTTGACTACTTCCCTACTCTCCCATAATGGTGGGAGAGGATAAGATTTGCACTTACGAAGCCTTTCGGCAACGGATTTACTGTCCGCATATAAAAAAATTGCTGTATACATCTTACTGGTGCCGCAGGGGAGAATCGAACTCCCAACGCGAGATGCTTCAAACCTCCGCTCTCCCGTTAGAGCTACCGCGGCATAATCAAGACAGTGTAAAAAAGTTCTCCCATTGAACTATACGCAGCCCAAGCGCAGCAGGATTCGAACCTACATTCTATGTTTTTCCAGAACACATTTGATAAAATCGCTGAACTGTCTTATAACGGGCTGGTCGGCGAGGCGGGATTCGAACCCGCAAGCTCAAAAGAGCACCGCATTTTGAGTGCGGCGTGTAAACCAGTTCCACCACTCGCCGATTTGGGTGGAAGGATGAGATTTGAACTCACATCTCCGCGGGCCACAACCGCGTGCTCGACCATTAAGCTACCTACCACATCAATATAACATATTATTGCGAACTTGCCATATGTTAGGGCGCCTCATTTAATTTCTCCTTGATAGGATTCGCCGCGATGCCATAACCGCGGAAACATCATATTGACTTCTTTCAAACCCAACTGATTGGTCGGCACAGGAAGATTCGAACTTCCGCTTCATTCTTGTAAGGAATGATGACTCCCATTATCGTATGCGCCGAATAACAAGATACGTTTTTTATCGCGCGTCTGCTAATTCCGCCACCCCACGTTTTATGCCGCCGTGACTACCGAAGCGGCACAAAATAAAGAAATTCTTAATTGGGTAAAACCTTGGTCGTGGGGACAGGACTTGCACCTGTAATGTACGAGCTCCCAAAGCCAATTTTAGTTTGCTGTACGTATCTTAATGGTCGGGTATAAGGGATTCGAACCCTTACTGTACTGGTTCTAAGCCAGCTATCTCTACCAGTTGGATTAATACCCGTAAAAAACCCTTGCTTGTACACGAATCTTCGTATTATATCCACAGTCACATCGTGATTTACTCCCACACAAGAGGGCCTCCATGGAGAAGGGGCACGCCCCGAAGTGGGCGGCATTTTATTTAATTTAATTTAAAGGCTAGGGCGTATCCTTATCTTTCAAGGGCGAGAACGTATCCTAATAACCTCTTAATATTACAGAACAACGTGTAATACCCCTCCTATTTAAACTATAAGAACAACGTATAGTACCTTTTACTTTGAAAGCATATTTGCTACACCAGATGCTGCATAGCTATCTGGTTTAATTCTTGCTTCAAATCCCGCTGCCTCAATCCAAGCACAGATTTCTTTAATTAAATCCTTTGTCTTGCCGCGGCGCCCAATATCAGCATGAACAGCAAATCCTAATTTTTCCTTATCAAACATATCATAAAGGTCAACATCATAATCAATTAACTTTTCAGCAAGTTTATCTATAAAACCAGTTGCATTAGTAATTGATCTATTTGTTTCCTCAATGATTTTCTCTTTTAAATTATTTATTCGTGGAATATCCTCTCTGAAGTAAAAGAATTTACCACCATCACCGACTCTGCAAATCGCCAAAACTTCTACGATTCGAGTCATTTTATGATTTTGAGAATCAGTTCCAATAGTAATATCATATTCAGAATTAGGACTTTCAGCTATATATTTTGCAATTACATCAATCATTTCATCATAAGAAACTTTTGTATGTTCTCTATTACCACGAGTAAACTTTTTCTCTAGTGGTTCCATTCTATTTTCTCCTTTCCATAGGCTTTTATTGGTCGGCAAGACGGGATTTGAACCCGCAAAACTACGGTTCTTAGCCGCATATGTATTCCAATTCCATCACTCGCCGATTTGCTCTATGTCGTGACTCATAGAGCAACTCATAATATTTTGGAGGTATACTATGAAAAAATGGACAACTATTTTAAGTTGTCAATGGTCCAAAATGTCCGTGCCGCCCGGCTACTCTGACTCCCAAGGTCAGCGTGTTACTGTTACACCACATTCTGGATAAGCAAGACAGTAATTATCGCACTATAGATTAAAATTCTATTCCAATCAAATAAAGTTGCTGAACTGTCTTAAGTGGTGATAATGTTGCGCCGCGGCACCACAGGCCGCTAAATGTGGACACACAACATATCTGGTCAGCGAGAGGGGATTTGAACCCCCAAGCCCAAAGGCGCAGGTTTTTAAGACCTGTATGTATGCCAATTCCATCACTCGCCGATATAACAAGACTCATTTTCGTGTTTAAATTGGAATTGAACCAATAATTTTTTCTTTGTAGGAAAATGTCTTAACCTTTTGACTATTAAACAAAAAAGATTGCTGAATGAGTCTTTAAATGGGTGCGGAGGTGAGATTTGAACTCACGACCTTCACATAATGAGTGTGACGAGCTACCAAACTGCTCTACTCCGCGATTTCTTTATTTTCTATAAATAATATACTATATTCTATAGAAAAAGTCAAATTTTTAATTGTCTAAGCCATTTCGTAAGCACCGCTACCACGTGAAGGCGACTTAATTAGCGGTATTTCTTTGCTATTCCTACCCATTAAGCCTAAGCAAAACTTTCGCAAAATAGCAAATGGAATTTCAACCACTTAAATTTCTTGTCTACTATACACCGCCAAGCGAAACGGCGGAGCAAAATTGCTCTACATCATATCTTCCAGTAGTAAACCCACTGGCTTTGTCGTCAGGTTCCCACACTTTCGCAGTAAACGCGCTGCTTAACCACTCAGTTTAGGGCTACTTTTAGAACTGAGAAATTTAATACGCCCCTTTACATCGTCAGCAGTAGATGTGTGAGCTTTTCACTCTCGCAGAAATCTCTTAACTATCGGGGACTATCGCTACTCCTTCGCCGCTTAACACTCGCAGCAGTAGGGGAAAAATGCACTCACGGTCTTGTGCGAACCGCTGCCATGCCAGCCAACACATGGATTTTTTTAAGTCGCCATCACACGACCGATTAAGAAGTGATGGATTCTTAATCTTGAGTTTTTAAGTTTAAATAGGAAAACTAAGGATGCTCTAAACCTGTATCCTGGAGTTTTTTTAACTTTTGTTTTTGGGTAAGGTGTTTTCATCACCGACCTCAGCTACCGCAACCAATTGTAAATATACAATAACAAGACACAAATTAAAATTTTTATATTCATAAATACCATAAATTTATTAAATAAAAATCGCTGTAGGTGTCTTTTATTATAAATTTTTGAGTCAATTAGTCATTCAACACTTACACCACGGGAAGGTTTGACTCTTGTAAGCGAGCACCAGAGGAGACTCGAACTCCCAATTTCTGCTTCCTCAACACACGAAATTTTCATGTGCTCAGGAAGGCAAACGTGTTACCGTTACACCACTAGTGCATAAATCTTTAATCTAAAGTATATTTATATAATATCATATCTAAAGAAAAAAGTCAAATTTTTAATTGTTTATTTCATCTCGGAAATAAGGATCAAACCATTTGCGCTTCTTCTTAGGATTTTCTTTTGTAATAAAAGCAATAAGAATATCACTTCCATACTTCATAGCAAAAATTACTACAATCATTTTAATAAGAAAATAAATAATCTAAGACATTGGTCTACCTCTTTTCTTTCTATGAATATTATACTATAATTTATAAGAAAAGTCAATTTTTTTAATTGTCCAGAGAAGTTTCTATATAAGAAATCATTTCAGAAGCGGAATCAGACTTCCTTTTTAAACCTACAACTTTAACTCTTGTAGCATTACAGACTGTTTTTGAAAAATCTGGTGTATACATTCGAATAATTGAACCTACTTTAGGAGCTTCTTCCGCCGGCGCAAGTTCAAAATCATAGGTTTTTCCTTTAAAGACCTTAAACTTATCTTTAAACTGAACTGTGATATACATAAACTTCTCCTTTCAATTAGAAATATTTGGTTGCCCTGCAGGGAATCGAACCCCGATACGCGGAGTTAGAGTCCGCAGTCCTACGCCACCTAGACGACAGGGCAATATTTTTAAAACTATTATTTAACTTTTCTATAAATATTATATCATATTTTATAATAAAAGTCAAATATTTAATCCTCTATGGCGAACAGGATGGGATTCGAACCCATGATACATTTAAAATGTATGACGGCTTAGCAAGCCGCTGCTTTCAACCAGCTCAGCCACCTGTTCATAAACAAGACACATTTGTCGATAATACGTTATTCTGCTATTGAACTACTTCCCTTGAGAAGGACGGTTTCGCACACGTCGTCTACGCCTTGGATTGGATATCATTAATAAATAGCTGATGTGCCTTAAGTGGTGGGACTCGCGAGATTCGAACTCGCATGGAGCGGTTATGAGCCGCTTATCCTACCGTTGAATGAGAGTCCCACAAAAGAAAGGAAAGGGGCATAGTTTCAAGAATGGCTATGCCAGACCAGATTTTTATTGGTTTCCTCAAAGGGAGTCGAACCCCTATTCTTTGCTTCAAAGGCAAGCGTCCTACCACATTAGACGATGAGGAAATAAATTTGTGATTGATTTTCTCAATCACTATAAATATTATCGCATAAATTTTTAAAAAAGTCAAATTTTTAAGTATTCCTGAATATCATAACCGTTTTCTTTGAACCACTTATGAATTACAACTCTTTCAGAACAAGGATTAGAATATGCCTCATATACTAAAAGTGCCGCAATTGGTTCATCTTTTAATGATAAATCATTTCTAATAGTATTACCAATCTTCTCAAATCGCATTAAAATTTCTTCAAAATCTAATGCTTTTAATTGTCGATAATAATTAGATAAAAATTCACAAGAATCTGGAGAATAATTACATAATTTTACTCCTTTACATTCTCCGTTCCCTTCAAGCATCTTAGGGACAAAAGGCTCTGCTCTTAACCCATTTATAACTCCACGTTTATCAATAAACTAATAATGTTTACCTTTAAAATCATGAAACCATTTAGGATCATACATAGCAGTGCTTAAAGGAATAATATTTGGAGTAAAATTACGAATCTAATAAAAAGTTGAAGTTATTATCTTCAATTCTCTCCGAGACCTTCGCCTTCCATGCCAACTATTCTCTCCCAACAAGTTGGGCAAAGAGTAGCCTCTTCATCAGTAGACTCAAAAGGAGTTCCACACTCTTCACAAATATTCTCAAATTTCTCTTCCATTTTTTTCCCTCCATTTCTTTTTCTATAATAATTATATCAATAATTATTTAAAAAGTCAATTATTTAAATCATCTTTCATCGTATAAGCCCAAGCCTTTTGGCCATCAGCCAAAATATAAATCACATTAATTTGGAATTTCTCTGGCGCTTCATTAACAATTTCTACTGTATGCTTAATGCCCGCTGCTTCATCTTGAGCAAGACTCATACGAAATTCCTTGCCACTCATTTTAAAGATTTTACTATCTATAACTTTAAGTGAACTTTTGCCATCTGCGTCTTCAACATTTTCAAGCACAGTTAATTTCATAAGAATTTTAGACTTTACGATTCGCCAAGCGCCTGTATTGTTTGGATCAAGTGTGTTTAATGCTCTATTTGATATTTGCATTTTATTTTCCCCTCCAGCTTTATTTTCTATAATAATTATACTATAAAATATTCAAAAAGTCAAATCGAGAAGTTGATTGCTTTATAAATTTGCTCCCAATTATAAACTCGAATAATACTTTCATCATTTGTATCTCTATTCCAAGGATAATCTAAACAAATACTTCTATAGCGATGACAGCCATTTAAATTATCAAGACAATCATCGACTAAAACATCAACATCTAAAAGTTGCTTCTTTTTTATACTAATTGAATTTTGCTTAACATAATCAGGCGGGAAAAAAGACAGCTCTCTACTTAAAAAGCTAATTTTTTTTCTAAAATTCTCTGCCGTGGTCGCAGTAGCGAAGTAAATTTCATTACCTTCTCGCCATAATTTCTCAATATAGTGCGCCGCCCCGTCAATCATTTTAACATTCTTCCAAACAGTTTTTTGTTCAAAGGCAATTGGAACAACCCAACGATATTCTTCTGGAAGAGATTCTTCTATCCAATATGAAGTAATTTGGTCTTCCGTTAAATTTAAATTAGAAATGCGTTCATTTAAGTAATCAATAATACAATCGGTGGTATTGCATAATATATTATCAATATCTAAAGCTATCTTCATTTAACCTCCTTAAAATGGCTCTCTATAAGATTTAGGTTTACGGCATAATGTTAAAGTTTCTTTATCAATATCTATATCTTCACGAGCAACTTCAAAAATTACTATATCTCTCAGCACGCCATCATAAGCTTTGGCGCATCTACGCAGAGTTCCAACTTCATGACCACCATAATTACGAATAAAATTACGATAAAGACGAATTGCTGGGTTATCTTTATAACAAAACCACTCTGCCGCCTCAAGATGATATTTTAAAAATATATCTAAAACAATTTGCTTACAATCTTTAATAAAAGTCATATTGCCCTTATCAAAAGAAAGTATACCGAAGTTATTGGCGCGGCGCAAGACAGGATTGCAGTAATAAGAGATATAGCCAATGACATTATCATCATCATCTACAGATACAAATTGTCGTGTTCCATCTGGATGAGTTGGAAAATCTGGAATTATGGGGTCCCCATCATAATAATACTTATATTCAGGATTATACCAGGTTCCATAAAATTTTTCAGTAAGTTCCTCTTGATATAAATGCGCGGGTTTTAACATAAATACTCCTTCTTTCTTAGATATGAGATTTCTCTTCCGAGAATTGCTATTACTTTTAATTTATTAGATAGAGGTAATTCTTTCCACTTGCACTAAGGAATTACATATCTATTCAATTTAATTGATATAAGATACTTTAATCTTCCTTGATGCGCCGACGCAGCAAAGATTTTATACTTCATTTTCTTCACTCCTATTTTATTTTCTATATAATTATAACATATTCTTTAAATAAAGTCAAATAATTGCAATAATTTTAGGGTTGCGGCGCAACAAATAAAAAAGAGAAGTATTTCTACTTCTCTTCCTTATTGCTATTAATTACCAGTAATAGCGCCTTCAGTACCACCAGCAGTTGTATCAACTTCCTCGTCTAATTCTTCTGCAAGTCTCTTAATTTCAGCCTAAATCAAACCTCTCTGATGCTCAAGAATTGTCTTAACTGTTGCAGCATAACTTGTATCTGCCCAATCCTTATATTCAGCATCAATATTACCAAAATTAAAGCTTGTATCCCCAATTTTAATAATAACATCCTTTTTCTTGTTTTCAAGATTATCAAGCATACGATTGATTGCTGCGGCTTTCTTAGAAAGTTTGCAAATCTATCCCTCAATGCTATTCTTCTTTGGCTCAGGATCTACATCTGGATCTGGGCAAGGATGTGGGTGAGGACAAGGCGGGAAGGGCGGGAAGGGGTAATCTGGTGGTGGGGGTGGGAAAGGTGGACAAGCCGGTCCCCAGTATAAGCCATTGTGATTGCAATTGCAATCGCCCTTACCAGCTTCATAAGCCGCTAGATCTGAATTGTGTACACAGTCTAAATTTGGCATTTAAATACCTCCCTTAATATATTTTAGAGTATCACAGATACCCTTCTTATATAAGTGAATTTCTAACACCAAATATCTAATCTTTTAATGTGCGGCTAAATCTGCTTCATGAAGTAATTCTAAATCTTTAATAAATTTATCTGGGAATCTCGCTTTAATTTTTTTCATATATGCTTCACCCTTAAAAAAGTCCATATGATGCGCAATAAGGTTTGCAATTTCTATGTCTATTAAATTGCCGTAAGAATGAGAAATATACATATATGCGCCGACGTTCTCATGGTTGTAATAATGAGCAATTTCAGAAGGTTCACCCTTTGCATTATGAAAAACCTTGCAATAAGGCTTGCCAATATCATGATACAGCGCAGCAAATGGAACAAGACTATTAATAGAAGAAATCCCCATATGTGCTTTTAAATAAGTATGAGCTAATAACATATGATCTCCAATAGAAGCAGAGTGATGTGGATTATCATGAGGTATATTTTTAGCCTTAACAAGTTCTTTGATTAAGTCATCAAATTTCATAACAGCTCCAACAACCTCAATTTTATACCATCCTTCAGACTCATGAGGCATTTCGAACTGCTTCAACATACGATAAATTACTGATTCAGGAACAACTCTATCTCTTTTAGAGTTCTGCTCCAAAACTCTTTCAAGTGGCGGTGCAACAAGGATAACTTTACAACGAACATCAAGATTAAGCCTTTTAATTGAGTCTATAAAATTAATACGCCGCTTTGCAGACAAATTTGTCGCATTATATACAACAGATTTTTCTTCTTTTAATGCTGCAACTAATCTTTTCCACATAATATTAAAAACTTCTCCATTATGAGACTGATCGTTTACATCACCAAAAACTTCTGTCCGGATATCGTCAGAAGAAATATGAACATGATTAGGATATAACTTATTCATCCAATGATCTTTGCCAGCTCCAGGAAGGCCCATCATCATTATAACTTCACTCATTACTATATCTCCTTTTTATCTTACTTTAAATAAATTATACTATAAAACATAAAAAAAGTCAAGAGTTTTTATTGCTCTTGACTTTTACCCTGTTTCTTCCAGCGAAAGAAACCAGTAATATTAATAACCATATAAACTAAATACATTATTACCATTGGCCAGTTTATAACACTTAAAAAATTAGTTGTAATCCAAAATATATTTCCTGTAATCCAAGCAAGCCAGCCACTACGTTTTTTAAGGATTATAAGAATATTACCACCAAGACTGAATAATGCGCCAAGAATTGAAAGTATCAAAATTAAGTTCATTTAATCACCTTTTAATATTGTTATTATAATATAAAACAGAAAAAAGTCAAAGGTTTTTATGCCTTTGACTTTTAAAATATTAGATTACTCAGATTCTTTAACCTAATAGAAAGTATTCGCCGCACCCCAATTTTCGGGAGCATTTTCTGTTGAAATTATGGTGTAGACATCGCCATCTTTTGTATAGAATTTATCAGCAACATATGCAGGAACATAAGGATGTTCTTGAGTACCATCCCCCTCAAATGTAACTACTTCGTATTCTACAACTGGTTTAGGCGACTCTGGAGATGGCTTCTAACCATCAACCCAAGTCTAAAATGCCTAAGCCTATGATACGGCTGCAGCACCCATCGACTCTTGTTTAGTTCCAGCTTGAGGATACTAAGTCTATTCATATCCTTCAATAGTTGCTTTAGTTTTACTATCTCCAACTGATAATGCTTGAGTAGGCTACGGTTTAATACTTTGCTAGAACTCTGCTTCACGATACGCCGCCGGCCCAAAGAATGATTCTTTAATGCCATATAACGGTCTTGAATTATAAGTCATTATCTTTCCTCCTTTTAATTATATTTTACAGAAATCTATTCTGCGCTAATAATAAGTGGTTTTTCTCTCAAAAATCTCTAATATAATAAAAACGTCCAATATTTATTCATTGGACGCTTCTTTAGATTCTATTAAATTTAAATAATTAGTTTCCTTCTCTACGTTTTCATTGAAAAGTGGTGCTAATAAAGAATCTAATTCTTTATCATTAAGAACATATTCTACTGTTCCATCTTTATTATAAAGAATTCCAATAAGAATTTTATCAATTTCCATTCTATTTCTTTCGTTCTCTCCCATTAACTTTAATACCAGTAATTATTCTCCTTTCATAATCTCAGTTTGAAATTTTTCCCACTCAGAATTTACTAAATTACAAATTCTCTCAGCATTTCTCTTATTTTTAAAAACTGCATGAGGAAATCCTAAACGTCCACTTAAAGTTGCGCCGTTCATCACACAATATTTTAAATAATCAGGATACGATAATCCTAAGAGCCGCGCCTCTAAAATATGATAGCTTTTCCTACACCAAAATTTAGGATAATTAGTATGAAAATCTTCTCTTAGTCCAATCATCCATTCTTTCAGAGTTCCACTTTCCCTAACTATAAAAGCCGACATTTTTCTCCTCCTAAACTGCTTTATATTCAGCACCGCAATACTCGCATTTAAGGTCTTTAATCGTTCCGCCGCAACACTCGCAACGTAAAGGCTTAATTAACTCAATTTTTTCAGGTGCCGGCGCAGCGAGTTTTTCTCTTGCATTAAGCCAATCTTCTATTAATCTAATAGCAGGTTCCACTTTTATAATTCTACTCCCTTCAACAGTTCCAATTTTTTCTGTTTTTCTACCTTGTATTTTTCCCAAGATATGATATTGAAATAATCGCTGATCTTCTTGCCAATATATATCGCAATCAACTTTATAAATTTTCCTACATACGTTCTCTAAAACTTTTGTGAGTTCTTCTATAGACAGTTCATATGGTAGTAGATGCCATTCACCTTTTATTATAATAGGTAGATCAGGACCTTTAGGAATAGGATATCGAATGCTCATAAATAAATCTCCTTTTTTAGCTCTTCAAGTTCTTTAATTTCATCATCATTTAAGACTGTTAAATCTCTATATGCAACATCAAAAGCGACATCTGTTTTGCCTTTAATTTCATTCAGAAATTTCTCAAAACCAGTCGGCTTAATATCATACTGGGCTTTTTCCCTTATTGCAACAGGCACATAATCTGGGATAATATATTTAGCAACAGAAGAAGCGCTAATGCCTAAAATTCTTGCTGTCAAACTTTTATTACGGTTTTCATAGTAAAGTTCATTAATCTGTTGCTTCTGTTCCTCACTAATTCTTGTTGCCATATTACTCCTCCTTTTCCTTTAACCAGGCAGACTTACCACCTTTCTTAATATAAAGCCAACCTATTTCCATATCTCCTAATGGATGTGTATCTACTAATTTAACTCTTAAATTTATATTCTTAGTCTGTTCGAGAAATTCTTTCTTCTTTACCTTTATAGAAGCTTCTCTTTCCTCTCCTATTGCATTTACTGTAGTAATCATTAAATTAAAACGTGAAGCCAAACTTTGCTCCATCAATAATCTATTAGTATCCAACATTTCTATCTCTCCTTTCCTTTATATAAAAATTATATCATAAAATAAGAAAAAAGTCAAAGATATAAATCTTTAACTTTTCTCACACCTTATTATTCATTTTCCTGCGCTGCGGCTTCAACTTTTTCTGATTCAACCATTTCTTCAGTTAAAGTTAAATATCTCTCTTCGTCATAAATATTTGCTATCTTTACCGGCTGCCCATCTTTTAATTCGACCTGAACCGGAATTTCATGAAGCAGACTCCAAAGCGCCACTCCAGCGACATCCATTAAAATTCCTATAGACTCTAAACTATCAATAAATATTGGTCCAACAAGTGTCCGTTGTATATCTTTAGCTTCTAAAACAAAAGTAATAAAAAAACCTCTCTAGGAAATTCCAAAATTAGCATCTGTCAATTTTGCATTAATCATCTACATCTCTCCTTAATTCGTCATGAATTTCAATTATATCATTATATATTATTCTTGTGTCTCCAATCCACATATCCTCATGGTAATGACCACAAAAGTGTTTTTTGTATGGAACGAGTCCAAGAACTCGATCAAATTCATAATCGGATTCTGTAGGATAAAAACCTAGAAATCTATTAACTTCTGAGCCGCCAGTATGAGAAAATATAAAATCTATCCCATCTGGAAAATAATACGCCTTTGTCAATGCATTGTCAATATCCTCTTTTTTAATTTTCTCTTGCGGCCACCAAGAAATCCCCTCTTTTCTATAGGGTTTCCCAAAAGCGTCAACAATATCATGAGATTCCGCTCCATTTACTACTAAACATTCATAGTCATTAAGGTCATAAATTTCTCCAGTAATAGCTAAAAATACTGTTGGGGCGGCGTAACGAACTCTACCGCCAAATTTATAAGTAATAGGTAGTTTTTCAATAGCATCATAGTTCTCATGATTTCCAAGAACTACAAAAGTAGTCCAAGGTTTATTACTCCACCATTTTAAAAGATAATTATCTTTTTTATCCCCATACCAAATAGCGCCCCAATCTCCCATAACAACCATGATATCATCTTTATCTAATTCTTTTTGAATTGGAAACTTTTTACTGGTTAATTTGCGTATATCTATATTATTATGAGTATCGCTAACCAGTCAGGAATAAACGTCCTGACATCATACATCACTCCTTTCTTTATTCATGGATATAGTTTCCATCTCCATTTTCAACATTAACCCAAGGTTCAACAATAGAATAAATATCACTATCCGTTTCTAACCAAATATCGCCGCCCCACTCTGTGTGAGCCAATAGACAACCAAGAAAACTTTTTGCATTTACTCTATAGTTTCCAGCTGTATTTACTAATTCTGCCTTACCTGCAAAATCATGATAATTCAGAACCCTACAAAACTCCTGTGTATCCTTATAAGTATCTAAATAAAGTCTAACTCTCATTATTTTCCTCCTTAATCTTTAAAAATTAAATGTTTAAAAGTATAATATAAAATAATCGCTATCATTACTGTAATTAATCCCATGTTATCCCTTTCTTATATTATAACCATACTAATCACTGTGATAAAATTCAATCCAATATTTTTCTCTTGAAGTCTGTTCTTCTTTACTACAAATTTCAATAATCTCGAAGGTAAAATTCTCAAGACCTTCCTAAAACATGGCTTCATATATTTGTCCAGCAATTCTTTCTATATTACAGCCGCGTTTAGCGTGAGTTCGCCAACGAGAAATAAAATCTGTCGTTTTTCCAACATAAACTTTTTCATTATTTATGTTGGTAATTTTATAAATTCCTCCAGAGTTTTTCTCTGTAGTTAAAACTCTTTTGAACATTTCTTCCATTTTTGCTTTATAATAAGTTTCATAGAGAATTTTATAAAAAATCTCTGGTCGAGAGAAACCAGGTGCCATTGCCTTTAATTTTTCAATATCACTTTTTTCTATAGATGATAAAGTAATATGATAAAAATCTCTTTCCTCTCTTAATTCTTCATCTTTTCTCAATCTTTCAATGATTTTGGTTTGCTTTTCTTCAAAGGCTTTAATTTCTTCAGTCAACGCCGCCTTTTTCAAATTTATCTCGTCGCTGAACGTCTAAAAATTTACCTTTATCGCATCCTTATCTTTCTCATATTGAGCATTAATAGAAGCAATTTTCTATTCTCTTTCTCGTGCCGCGGCAGCAATAATTTCTGCATTTTCTTGCTGACGTTTCTCCTCGGCAATTCGATCCATTTCTTCATACTTATCACGAGTCGCCTAGTAATCTCTATCTAACTTAGCTATATTTTTTTCATATGACTAAAATTTATCCCAATATTGTTTATCAATCGTATGAAGTTGCTATCTTTTTTCTTCAATTGCAGACTAAATTTCTGCTGTCATTTCCTTCTCATAGGCCTCTTTTTTCTAAGTAAGAGATTTTTTTACTTTTTCCTCTTCTTTAGAAAAATTAAACTTTTTTCTATGTTTATTTATTGTCAAATAATCAACAGCAATATAAGTAAAAATCGCTACAATAATTCCTACTAAACTATATAATACCCACATCATTAACCAAATTCACTCTCCTTAGTTAAATCAAGTTTTTCGCCGCAAGAGCAATATGCTGTTTTAATTGGACCAATTTCAGTAGGTTGGATTTCAAGTTTTATAGAATGCATAAGTTTATATCTGCCTTCAGGTTGGGGACGATGTGATAAATTCCAAGCATGAATTTTCTTATTATCCTCTTCAGTAAAACCCCAAAAGATTTGGGATTTCAATTCAGAAATTCTCTCATTGGCTTCTCTCAATTTCTCTTTTAAATCAGCCATTTCTTCGTCTCTACTTCGATTTTCAAGAAAAGAAATTTTTTCTAAAAGAGTTTCTCTCTCAGCAAGTAGGTCAATATTTTGATCGCATATTAAATTAATCGAATACTACAAGTCTTTCCGAGCCTCTTCAGTTTTTAGCTCTAATAAAATTTTATTACTCATAATACTCTTCTCCTTTATTATTCAACTAATACTGTGCACTCCAACCCTTATGTGGTCCAGCTGAAATTTTAATGTGCTTATCTAATATTTTTTTTAAAGTTTTTTCACAAATATGGTTTTCTCTACCAGCTTCACTAATAGAAGAATAATAAAACGCCTCTCCCCAAGGGGAATATAATATAATTGGGATACTTGTCACTTCATGACATTTTTTTATATTTTCCCTGCGGGCTTCTTGCTGAGAAATATATCCATTATATCCAGTAGGAATATCTTCATTATTATCATCGACATAACAAAAAGTATAATCAAATACTGAGTATCTTTTCCCCTGACAAATAACAACAAGATTTGAAACATTAAATTTATTTCCAGTCTCTGCAGTTAAAATCTTACAGGCTTCACTAATAGATTTAAAAGTTCTTCCTAACTCATAAATTGGAAGCCTGTTTTCATCTAATGGATATGCTCTGATTTTTTTATAAGTCGCATCAGGAGAATTTTGTCCTCCATAAGACATATTATATCCATAACCATCTCTCCAATGGCTATTAAATTTTTTGATATAAAAACACTCCATTTCATTCAACTTACTATCAGGAAATTCTCCAATTACATAAAATAAAAAGTTTTCTTTTCCATACTTTTTTAAAGCATTATGAAAAACTGTTCCATCTTCTATTTGAGCAAAATGCTGCGCATATCTGACTTGAGGATTTTTTATTGTTTGACCTATATATTTCTTGTGATTTATTAAATTTTCAAAATAATATATATATCCCATTATTCAATCTCCGCTCCACAATTAGGACAAAAATTACTTTTGCTCTTTTGGGGCTCTTTACATTCAGAACACCAGAAATATATTCCTGTGCCACTTGGCTTGCTATCATGCATTTGAGCCCACTCATTAATGCCTATCCAACGTCCTTTTGCTCGCCATACAAACTCCTTAAGAGGCTTATACCTTCCGCACCCCTCTCTTTCAGGACAGGCATGAATAGGTCCAGCCATACACTTAGGAACAAATACTGTCTCAATAATTCTTTTCTCTTCAGATGAAATTTGCTGAGCGCCCATAACTTCATCTCTCATAAGTGAAGCAACTTCATGGATTTCCTTTGAAGCTCTGTTACACATACGTTCATTACAGAAGTGCATAAGTGCTCTTAAGTTCATTGTAACATAGATAACCGTTGGAGTAGCATTGGGAAGCACACATCTTGCTGCGTCAATTGTACTTTTCTGGAAGCCTGGGTCAGACTCGTCTGTCATTTCTTTATATGCATTGAGCATAATATCACAAGCGTGTCTTGCATAATCACCGTCAATCCCGTAGTCAGGAATTACCCAGTCAGGATTATCATACTTGACATAACGCTGGCTCTGCTGAGAGTAAGATGCAATACGATGACGTACAATCTGATGCGAACAGCTACGAGAAATTCCTTCAATCTTAAAAGTAAATGAACAATGTTCAAGAACAGACTGGTGTCCTGAACGAATACAGCTCTTTATAATTTTAAGGTCAGGTTCGCTATCATAACAAACCGCTGCCGCCTCAGCGCAAACATATAGCGGATTAGGTGTATAACCTACAAGCGTTACTTTCATTCTTTCCCCTCCCTTTTAAATATATTTTTTATAATATTTATATTTATTCTTACTCCCATTTTTAGTCCTCCTTAGATTTATGATAAACGGTTGCCGACTGAGGGCTAAGAAACCATATCAAAATCTTAAGCCCTACAAACTGCCAAAAAGACAGCATTTTTAAACCAAAAACCCCAACGGCAATAATTTTCCAAAGCCAAAGGCCCAATAAAATAGATAAAACCCATAATAAAATTGTTAAAATTATGCTTAATGTAATTTCGCTCATTACTCCTCCATAGAATTAAATAAAATTTGATTATCAATTAACATTGCAAGAGAATTATATTTAATTGGATTAAAACTCCAATTTTTTAAACTTAAATTTAAAGTTTTATTTTTATAAATCTCAGTCTAATTATTTAGGCTTCCTGCAACTGCCTTAAATTCGTTAGAAAATTTATTATAATCTTCTTTATTAGTAATAATAAAAATATTCTCTTCTGTATCTTGAATTTTTCCTTTTAACCATCCATTTGCCTAAAATGTAGTAATTCCAATAGAATTCCAATTCTCTTTAGAAATATTAGAATTATTAACGTCAAGAATTTTTATTTTACCATTTAATTTGGAGCACAACTCTTTAGTCTACTCTAAATTTCCTTTAGAGAAAATTCCTAAAACTAATGCATTATCATTAGGCTAAATAACACTATTCCAGCATTCAATGACATGATCATTATACTATTCTATTGATACATTAAATTCCTGCGCCGCGGCGTCATCAAAAAATCGACAATCACCACAAAGGTATAATTCAGAATTATTTTCCTACATCTCTTTCCCTCCTTAAACTCTTTTATTTATTATATCATATATTTTTTAAAAAGTCAAATAAAAAAGAGTAGTCTTCTGACTACTCCTTTCTGTTGCGTGTTCCCATTTCGATATTTTCTGTTTTTGTCTGGGTAATTTCTTGCTTACGCAATTGATGTGCCAAGTCAATTACATATCTTTTCTCTATGGGGTATTACTGGTAGTAAAAGTGATTACTCGTTCCATCTCCATACCAACTATTAATATTACCGAAGCTTGATGAATTATTAAAATAATAATCTACAGCATCATAGCAATCTTGAGTTGGTGTACAACAGCCAGGCCAATAACCAGTAAATTGGCCTTGTTGCGTTAATACTGCATATACAGTATCTGGAAACCTACTATCATTTACTCTATTCATGACTCCGGCCGCAACCTAGGCTTTATCATATGTGTCAATCCAACTAGAACCAGCCTCATGCCATACAATTTCAGCCAATAGTGTACGACTATAATCATCAATTCCTGCAGTCGCCGCAACAACAGGAGTAGGCTCAATATATTCGTTTATAATTTCAATCTCTGGATTACATTCACTACATTTTCTACATTCTATTCCATTTGTATCTTCAATTTCATAACATTCATCATTTACCCAATGACAAGTGTTCATATGAAGATAATGTGTCGATGGTTTAAAAACAATAAATTCTTTTACTTCTTCATTCTCTTCTGATGCTTCTTTTTCTAAAATTTTTTCTTGCGCCGTGGTTTCAAAATTTTCCATTTCTTGGCTATCATCATTTTTCGCTACGGCGGCGCAAGAAGTCAAAACAGTATTATTTTTTGATGTCAACTAGCTTGTAATACTACTTGTTGCGATAGTAGTAGTATTTATTGTAGTTGTTTCAGCCATTAAATTAGTCGTTGTAGTTGTAGTTGTGGTTGATGTTAATACTGATACGGTTGCAATATCTGCTGGAGCAATAACATCTGCTGCATTAGCAGTCGTACAACCATATAGAAAAGCAGCAATAAGCGCTGCCATTCCAAGTTTAATAATATTCTTCATTAAAATTCCTCCTTTTCGTCTATAAAAGACTTATAGGGGAACACGCATTTTCACTAAAAATAGTGATATATTTAAGTAGAATTTACTACTTTAATATCTAAAAAATTCATGAAATTTCTCCTTCTATTAAATTGTCAAAAGCCCAAAACATGACAAAAATTTGATTTTCATCATAAGCTATTAAATATCCATTAATTCCATAAATAGGTTTTACAAAAAATTGAATCTCAATATTTTTATCAAATTCGTCAAATGTATCATATAATTCGCTAATTTCTTGAATTATTTGTTCAAAATCTTCAACCTTTAAAACAGGATAAGTTGACAGCCAATTGACTGCCGGCTCAAAAATGTTAAATGGTGGAGAAAAACCTAATGTATAATTTGGTTCAATTACTGGAACTAGTCCCCAATATTCAATCTTAGCATCTCGTTTTACTTTTAATTGCTCTACTCTTATCTATAACAGAGAAAAAAGAGCAGCTTTAGCCTCTCTAGGTAGGACAAAACTCATTGTTCTATTTGAAATAAAATACCTATGCAAATCAAGAGCGATTTCAATCTGCTCTTTTTCAGAACTATGTAAAATTTTAGTCTTCAAAACTAAGCATCTCCTGCGCCGTTTTATCAAAGAATTTCCCACCTTCAGCACTAGTAGGTAAATAATGATGTTTATGATTACGCTTTGCTATCGGTGCACACCAATATAAGCTATTTTCTGCTCTTGTTGCAGCAACATAAGAAATTCTTCTTTCTTCTTCACTGTAGCGCCGCGCCCCACAAACTATTACATTCTTATTCTCTAATCCCTTTGCAGAATGAATTGTTAAAACTTTAACTCTATTTACTGACATAAGGATTTCTAATTCAACCATATCCAAATCAGCTTTCTTAAAAGTGACATTTGGTATACCTCTTTCATCAAGCATTTTTTGAGCAACCGCCAATTCATTATTGGTCCGTGTTAGGATAAACCAAGATCCCCAGTTTTTAGAATCTTCCAAATCTTCTAACGCATCTTCAAAAAGGATTGGTTCATTTACATCACCAACAATTAACCCCATTTTAGTTTTCATCGGTATCGCGGCAGGACTAAATTGCTTCATTGAAAGAAGAAGGTTATCAGCAAATTTAATTATATTAGGCGCATTTCGATAGTTTTCAGTGAGATAATATTTTTTATATGCCTCATCTTTCCACATATTTTCTAAAAATTCATCAGTACATCCTTTAAATCCATAAATGGCCTAACGTCCATCTCCTACAAAGAAGATATTTTCAGTAGGAACTTTCATCAAAAATTGATATTCTAAAGGACTTAAATCCTGACATTCGTCAATAAGTAAATGTTTTATTTTAGGAAATTTTGATTTAGGAATTTGTACAGCTCTTTTAAGAATTTTATCAAATTGAAAGGTCTCAAGATAATTAGAAGTATCAATTCCATTATAATTGCATACTTTATTTCCATAAGAATGAATTGTTCCAATAAAGGCTTCCTTAGCAGAAACTCCAATTCTCTTTCTCATTTCTTCCGCCGCCATATTGGTAAATGTAATTGCAACAATATCTTTAGAAGGTATTCCTTTTTCTTCAATTAAAATTCTAATTCGTTCCGTGAGCACACGAGTATTATGAGTAACAATAAAATCATTCATAAGATACAAATGTTCAGGATTATCTACCATGAAGCAAACCATTTCCGTTTTATAATTTAAGTTTTCAATTTTTCTTATCGAAGTCCGGTCATAGTTTCTACTTTGTTTTTTATCTTGAACTGATAAAGCTATTTCTTTTTTTCTTTTCAGCCAAAACAATTTATGCTTGTCTTTATTTGGCATATTAATAGATAAGCTATAACATTTATCTTTAGTATATTTCCCAATTCGTTCATCTGTTTTTATAGTGCTTATATAGCCAAGAGAACCAAGCACTTCTTGTAAATCTTTAATCAATAATATACTTGTAGAAGTAAAAGATATACTAGCTGTAGCTGAATGATCAGGTCTGGGATCTTTTGAAATAGAGCCATCTGTATCCATCAATCCTTGAACTAACTCGAGTCTTTGATTAATTGAACCGTATTTATATTCTTTTGGTATTCTTTTTTCATAGCTTAATTGTTTCACTTCTTCTGGTAGTATTTCCGTCAGAAAATATTTGCCATTTTTATCTTTAAATTGCCAGTTATAATTCGCTGGATTATTATATAGTTCTTGTCCATTAAGTAGCTCTAAAATATGATTTGGAATTTCGTCATTTTCAGAAGATAAAGTAAGCCTTGTATTACTAATACAACAACCATCTCCAAGCATTGCTCCTATTATATAAGGGTGAATAGACTACTCTTTTTCTTCATATTCCACAGCTTTTGCCACGGGGATACTATATTTTGCCGATCTTGATTTATCAATTAAATTATCTTCGAGTATTTCTTTTAATGACAAGGGTCTAAAATCATTTTTATTTTTCCAAGTGTTTTTATGGACTTGCCATAAATGTTCATTACAACATTTAGCTTTTCTACCATCTCCAAAAGTAATTTCATAAACTTCTTTTTCTCCCTAAGGATAAACACCAAGAACTTTTGTCGGTTTTCCCTCTTTATCAAAAAGTAAATCTCCAATTCTAATTTCAGATGCCATTTTTTCTCCATTTGGTGTCGGGAGAATTGTATCTATGGGAATTGCTTTTCCGCTCGCCGCCGCAGCCAAGCATAGAATTTTTGGCTCAGTCGCATTTAAAACTTTAGTCTGACGTATATTAAATTTCAATTTAACCCCTCCTTATATTTTAATTTCATCATATTCCTCGAATAGAGGAGTCATTTTACTCAATAGATTATCAGCTTTTGCTTTTTCTAAAGGAGAGAAAAATAAAGTTTCTTGCATAGTTTCAGATTCTAGCCACTTTTTTAATTCTTTTAAAAGATAATTTTGTTTCATTAATAATTTATCTTGTGATAAAATCTATGGCTCAAGAAGTACCATTTTCCTCCCTATTAAACTCATATGATAATTCTCTTCAAAGTTCACTTATTTTCATCTCCTACCACTCTTTTCTGAGTTTAAATACTTCATTTGTTAACTTACGTGCATGTTCAAGTATTGGATAGAGTCGATTAAGTTCAGCTTTTGCCTCTTTTAATTCTGTCAGCCATTTGGCAATCTATCTTTGTTCTGCCGCAAAATTCTTATGCGATTCTATATCTAAATCATCAAGTACAATATCGCTGTGCGGATAATTGATAAAACGTTCTTCTTGCTTTGCCAATTCTTCACAGTGCTTTATAGCTTCATTAAGTGTCATTCTGCTCATCTCCATTCAGTAGATTTCTATAATATCTTAATTCTTCTAACAGATTTGTATGTTGTCTATGGTCATTCCTCCTTTGGCGGCTTTGGCAATGGTCGCCAATGTGTGACACAACTTTTGTCAAACGAATTACCACGAATAAACCATAATCTTGTTGTATAGTATCCAATATCAATATAGCCTGCATTATAGCAAACAAGCACATCACAAGCTATTGGTGGCATTTCGTCTTTACACCTTATCCATCTATCAACAGATTGTACGTTTACGGCTTTTACTGCTAATATGTCCTGTCTTGAATTTATCAACGCTCTGCGCTGTCCCCGATCAAACAACGAAGTATCAGTGCCGCCTTTATCTAAGGAATGTAAATAACCGTTGAGATAATCTAAGACTTCCTTTTTGCTTATATACTCATCCATTATTCTTCCTCCTTTACATTTTCAATCCTCTCGATTATTTTATCAACTTCGGATATACTTAAATAAAATTCACACTCTTTACAGTCACACTCATAACCACTCTTTCTGCAAATGTGAATATGGCCGTCCATAGTTGTCTCTTCTGTATACCAGTAACAATCAGTTTTATAATTGTCGTAGTAATCAATCATGCAATTCGAAACAGAAATAGGTGGGATATAAAACTGTAAACTTGGCTCTGGCGGTAGAGGAATATCATGATTGCTTATTACGTCCCTCATTTGTTGAATCTGTAGTTGTAAGTTGATTCTCATTTGCTCATTAAGCAATTCAGTTATATTAGAAAAGTTGTCCATAAGATTTCCTCCTTCCATAAACATTTTCTCCTTTTCAATTCATTTATTTTATTATACCATATAAAAAATAAAAAGTCAATCTTTAAGACTGACTTTTTATAAAATTTATAAGTTGTTCAGCTTCTTTAATTACCTCTAAAGCATCGGCAATAATATTAGTATCATTATTAATAGTAATTCTCAAATTATCTGAGGTAATTCCTTTATCAGTAATAAAATAAATACAACCATCATCAATATCTTCTGGAGATATCTATGTGATATATTCCTAATAACTTAAGTCAAAATGGTACTTACCTTCTCCATCCAATACGAATATTAAAGTAGCACTATCTGTATCTCCATTAGGAAGAAGCTTATGTTTTACTTCTTCGTATTTCTCTGGAGTCAATACCACTTTCAAATCATATCTTGTCTAACTATCGCCGGCCCTCAATAAATTTGCGAACTCAATATTAAATTCTTTGAGGGCGGCGGCATCGAGATAAGTTGGATTTGTTAATGGAGAACTTTGAGACTCTTTTTTAGCATCATAAATAAAATTTGCCATTACTTATCTTCTTTAGATTTTGTAAACTATAGAGGAATTGAATCAAAAGAAGCTGCGGAAACGAAAGGCTAACCATCTGAATAGCCAATATTTGTCCCGATATAAGTATTCTTTTCAGAATTTTTATTTGTATTATTCATTATATTCCTCCTTTTCTAAAAAGTCAATTTTTTGGATATAAAACATCTAAAATTAAACGTTCATTTGTATATACTTTAGTAATTAACCTGCCATTATAAATGAACTAATATTTAATTAAAATAACTGGGTCTTCAACTATAGGTAATAATTTATGAGTAGGGTATTGATCTTCTCCCTAATACCACACATTAGTTGGGTCTGCAACAATTGGTAATAACTTATGAGTTGGATATTCATTTTCATACCAAACGTTAGTAGGGTCTGGAACTTCTGGTAAAAATCCAGTTTTAGGATATTCATCTTCATACCACATACAAAACGGATAAGGTGGAGTTTGCTATACAGAAGGTAATAAGCCGTGAGTAGGATAATTATCATCGGATTGTAACCAATATGATGTAGGCGGTGGAGAAACAATACTATCGGCAGATAGAGAAGGAAAATAAATATTAGTAGGATATTCTCCTTCCTCACTTAGCCATCTTCTTTCTTCATTAGTATCTGCCATTATCTATCATTCCAAAATTGGGAAGCCTACACTTTGAAGATATGCAGGGTCCTTTATCTGTGCATCTGTAACTCCAATTCCACTATAGGTAAATGACGTATTATACACTTTGTCAGAGTTCCATATAGTTAAAGGGCTACTAACTATATATAAAATACCAGTATAAACTTCTGATGTGCTAGCGATTGTCATATTTATTACAGATGTGGTACTTTCTGCAATATATAATTGTTTAGTTCTTCCTTATATTAAAGAGTTTTCAAGACTAAAAAGTAATCCACTTGTGGTTCTATCGTCCCATAAGAAAGGTCCAAATGTTGAATTACTAGTAAAATCTATTAAACAGTCCTAGAAAATCTCTAGTTTAGTGCCGTGTGCTACAATAAAATGCCCATTAGGAACTTTTACATTAAATCCACAACCTTTATTAGTGAAACCTGAACTTGACCAAAGATAATAGTGCTTATCTCTTGGCCCTCCACTAGACGTAAGAGCGCACTCAATAATTGATCCCGTTGTAGTAAAGTATCCAGATACAATTAATCCATAAAAATAACAGCGTTGTGGAGAGGTGGTATTTCCCGCTCCTTGAGTAAACAACTTTTTACCATATAAATTTTCTAAATGTAAATCATAAATTATATTGCAGACCTCATTTTTCCCATCTACGGCTTGATTACATACAGCCTCATTAAGACTAAACATATAATCTGCGGAACTTCTTAAATTTTTAATAGTAAAGCCTTGAGCATTTAGATATCTAATTTTTATTGCGATTGTAGTGTCTACATCTGTATCAACTTCGTTCATATCTAAAACATAGTTTTCAGGTAAAAGACCATATGTGTCAGCTCTTGCATTAGCATTGTTTTCTCGGGATAATATATAAATTAAATCATTCCAAACTTCGCTCGGTGTTAAACCAGTTGGGTCAAAAGTATAAGGATCATAGCTTTCACCTGTTCCAGTAACTGCCATTATTATTCACCTTCCTCATCAATAAAATATAGTAATCCATTTTCAGTTGCCTACTCTGGATCTGTAATTACCCTTGTTGGAATACTGCCGACTAAATTTTTCAAACTTTTAAGTTCTTCAATTGTAAAAGAGACTTCTCCTTCTTGAGTAGTTCCTCCAAAAGTAATTGTTGTAATATTATTTTCCGTATTAGCTTTAACACTAATATTTCCATATAATCGAATTTCAGCATTGTCTATAATCTCAACTAATGGAGAATTAATATGCTTCTCTGGATGCTCTTGCCAACCGGCTGGAGGAGTGATTACTGTTCCATCAGTCGCTACAAAATCGCTTGTATCCCAAGTTCCATGCATTACTAGTACTGAATCATCATATAATGTAAGCATTGAACCATCTGTCGGTTGTGTATATGGAAAATCTGCCCAAGGACGAAAATAATACTCATATTTTTCAGTAGTAGAATTCCAATAATATTTCTGTTGTGCCGCGCCGCGAAGCGAGAAAATTGAGTTTTGACGCATTTCTGTATGTGTATTATCCTAAATAAAGATTTTGGTATATTGATCAGCTCCAGCACCAATTTTAATATAAGAACGTCCTTCCTTATGGTTTTCTAATAAAGCTATTGTATTCTGAGATACACAAAAATGGGTAAATTTACTTTGATTTACATTTTGCATAAAATGCTGCCATTGCGATTTATTTATATAATAGAAATCACTATCTTCGCTTGTAACAAAATCTGAAAATTCTTTGTCTATTTTAGCGCTACTACCGCTTACAACTGAATTATAATAACGAGCATATGAGTTCCATATGTCCATTGCCTA